GTGCTCGTCATCGACGACATCGACAGCTTCCTGACCGGTGACGGGGCCACCTGATCCCGCTATTCTTTTGCTCCCAGGAGGACACCATGCGCTACGACATCTCCGGCGTCATCGATCTCACGACCCAGCAGACCATGCCCCCGGGTCGGCCCGAGAAGTACATGATGAGGGGGAAGCAGGTCGTGGTGCGTGATCCGACGAAGGTCACGGGGATCGTCGTCCACCAGACCGCCTGCGAGTTCGGTGTCTCGAAGCGGCAGATCGAGGAAGCCGGCGGCGACCCGGTGCTGGCGAAGCACCGCCGCGCGCTGAACATCGCGGCGCACGTCACCGCGTTCATGACCGGCAAGGCCGTCTACGCGAACCAGCTCCCGTGGTACGTCTACCACGGCAACGGCTTCAACGCGTACACCTACGGCCTGGAGATCGAGGGGCTCTACTGCGGACTGAAGGGGAACCTCCGCACGGCCGCAGGCGATCCCAAGGACGTCACGAAGCTGACGCGCGCGACGATCGACGCGGCACGCACCGGCATCACCTTCCTCTACGAGCGAGGGCGCATGCTGGGCTCCCCGCTGGAGTGGGTGTACGCCCACCGCCAGTCGTCCTCGACTCGTCGCAGCGACCCCGGGCAGGAGATCTGGGAGGAGGTCGTGCTGAAGTACGCGGTGCCCGTGCTGGGCCTGAAGGTCAACAACGATCTCGTCCTGCCGGCCTCGAACCCGAAGAACGGTCCGGGCTACCCGATCCCGCGCGAGTGGGATCCTTCGGCGACGGCGCGGTACTGAGGTAGACTCCTCCCATGCCCGTCGTCACGCAGCAGCCCGTGCAGCTCTCGTACTTCGTCGCCGACCCGGCGACGGAGCTGCTGACGTACAACCGGCTGCGCTTCTGGCGAAGCCGCACCGGACAGGACGGACTCTACGAGCCGGCGACGGCCGCTGCGGCAGCACCGGCAGAGTTGGAGGGCACTTCCGAGACCCCGCACCAGCTCAACGGCAAGACCCTGAGCTTCCGGGTAAGCGGCGTGACCCAGGTCGACGTGCTCTTCGCGGATCCCGACCCGGTCACGACCACGCAGGTCGTGGCGGCCATCACCGGCGCGACGGCGCTGGTCGTGGCCACCGACGTGGGCGGGAAGCTGCACCTCGCGTCCGTGGCGACCGGCAGCGGCGCCAGCATCGAGATCCTGGAGTGCGACGCGGCCCCGTTCCTCGGCTTCGATGTGGGGCAGGCGGCTGTCGGGCTCGACGCCGACCTCGTGCTCACCGCCGGCGTCCACGAGTACCTCTACACCGATCAGAACAGCTCGGTGGACTTCTGGTACCGGGTCGAGCTGCTCCACAGCGTGACTGCGCAGACGAAGGGGGCCGGCCCGGCGTTCCAGGCAGGGCCGATCGGAACGCCCAACAGCACCAAGATCTGGTGCTACATCCGGCTGACCGATCTGGGAGGCCGCCCGCTGGCCGGGCGGATCGTGACTCTTCTGAACCCGTTCATCCCGAACACCGTGGTGTCGGGAGCGTCTCGGTGGGGGATCTTCCGCCACTACGCGCAGATGACCACCGACAGCGAGGGCTACGCTCAGATCCGAGTGCTGCGTGGGATGCAGGTCGACGTGGCGGTCGACGGCACGAACTTCATCCGACGCCTCGGCATCCCCACCACGGGCGACAGCGTCGACCTGCTCGACCCGTCGCTGGTGGTCGAGGACGAGTTCGGCATCCAGGAGCCGAACATCGACTTCGCGGTGAGGACGTCGTGAGCCGCGGCAAGCTCGTGACGGTGGTCCTCCCGGCAGCGATGCACCACGCCGGAGTGCCGAAGGAAGTGAGAGAGATCGTGGAGCACCCCGAGAAGAAGCTGGTCGAGGTCGTCGAGAAGCGTGCAGCCGTCGACCGAGCCATGTTCAAGGGCTTCGTCGATCGCGTCATGAAGTCGATCGAAGACGACGAGCCGAGCGAGATGCATACCGCGCTCGGCCTACTTCGTCTCGATCGGACCGGTCCGGCGAAGGAGGACCGTCCTCCACGTGCGGCCTAGCCCGCCAGGAAGTCGGCAAGGGCCTCGTCGACAACGTGATCCAGAAGGCCGCGACCTGAGCAAACGGATGTGGTGCAGGCCCCCGAGGGGGCCCGCACCGCTCCGTCAGCCCTCGTCGCCGCCGCTCAGGATCCGACGCAGCTCGGGCGGCAGGTCGCCGCCGCCCAGCTCCATCACCTGGATGTCGAGGCCCGGGATGCCGCTCCGACCACGCCCGCGGCGACCGCCGGGCGGCCCGCCGAGGAGCATCTCGAAGAGGGCGCCGAGGACCCCGCCGGCCGACGGCCCGCCGAGCCCCATCTCGTTGGCGAGGTCGAGCAGGTTGCGCGCGGTCTCCCGCACGCCCTGCTTGTCCTCCTCGTTCTCGTCCCGGTTGAGGCTCTTGGTGAGGAAGTGGTCGGTCGCCGGCTCCGGCATCCGACCGCGGTACTCGGCCGAGCGGATCTTGTCGGCCGACTCGACGCTCGCGCAGAGCGCACACGAGCAGCCCGGCGTGAGCCGCTCGGTGTGCATCCGCTCGCGCTCGTCGCCGGCGGCGACGAAGGCGCGCACGAGCTTCTCGCGCTCCGGCTTCATCAGCCGGACGAAGAAGCTCTTGATCGACTCGCCCTCCGCCGAGCGCGAGTCGATGCCGTGGATCATCAGCGCGACCTCGACCTTCGCCGAGAAGTCGTCGGTCTTCCGCGCGTCGCTGAGCGGCAGCATCACGAGCGTCTTCATGAAGTCGCCGAAGGTTGCGTACCGCAGCGCCTTGGCGGAGAGGGCCTCGTTGTCCGCGCGCAGCTTCTGGTTCTCCTCGCGAAGCCGCTGCATCTCGATGTTCGTCGTGTTCATGTGGGTGCTCTCCTCGTGTGTTCGGTGGGCCGGAGCCCGTTCACTGGCTTATAGGGGCACCGGGCTCCGATTTCGTGTAGGATTCCGGCATGGCTCTGGAGACAGTCGAGATCACGGTTCAGGACGACCAGATCGTGCCGGCGCTGGTCGACGGCGTCGTCGTCCGGGTGTTCGACGTCACGGGGACCTCGCTGATCACCGAGGGGACCACCGGCGTGGTGCTTCCGGGGAAAGTCCAGTTCACGCTGGACGGCAACAACCCGGCGATCCGGTACCAGCTCCGGTTCTACATCAACGGTGGCTCGATCCCGTCTCCCCAGTACATCGACGTCTTCTCGCCCCCGGCAGCCGCGCCCACCGGCGCGAACAACTTCCTGATCACGGCGAGCCTCTTCACGCTGCCCACGGCGACCAACCCCCGGCTCTGCCGCGCCTCCGGGTACATCTGGGGGCCGAACGGTCGCCCGAAGCTCGGGATCGACATCGCCTTCATCCCGATGTTCACGCCTCTGGTGGTCGACGGGATCGGCATCCTGGGCGAGCGCGTGAACATCAAGAGCGACAAGAACGGCTTCTTCCAGGTCGATCTGATCCGAGACGGGAAGTACGAGGCTGTCGTCGAGTCGCACGAGAACGTCACCAGGTGCGTGGTCGTGCCCGACCGTTCCTCGATCAACATCATGCACCTGCTCTTCCCCATCATCGTCGACGTGGACTTCGGCGTGGTCAGCCCCGTCGCCGTCCCCCTCGGAGGGATCATCACCCTCACACCGCAGATCACCGCCAGCAACTTCCAGGTACTGGAAGGGACAGCCGTGGAGGACGTACAGTACGCGGTGGACGACCCCAGCGTGGTCGGGCTCACCATCAACCAAGGCACGATCGTTCTCAATGGACTCTCCGCAGGCAGCACATCCCTTCGTGTCACCCGCAAGGACACGTCGATCGTCTACATCCCCGATCCCGGCATCGATGGAGCGGTCGTTCCGATCACGGTCGCCTAGCGTATCCGTCGACGCGGAGTACGCTGAGGGAAGGAAGCGGGGCACCACGCCGTCGCAGCGCCTCCTCGTGGCCATCATGCGCCGGGCGATCTGGGACTTCGTTCTGTACAAGGACGAGGACCCGTCCCAGTTCGATCCGGAGAAGTTCAAGAGCACCAAGGCGAAGAAGCGCGCGGAGAACGAGCGCAAGCGCGCGGAACGCGACCTCGCCATCGCGACCGACGCCGCGGGGTGGCTCTTCTGGGATGGCGAAGAGGAGATCGACGAGGAAGGGCGGTACACGTTCAAGTACATCTGCTCGATGCTCGATCTCGATCCGACCGAGGTCCGCCAGCGCGCGCTGTCGATGACCCGCGAGGACATCCAGACGCTGAACAACCACATCAAGGAGGACTGACGTGGCGGGCTTCACCGACGAGGAAGTCGCAGCGGCGGTCGATCGCTTCCTGCTCAAGCAGCTCGAAGTCCCGCAGCTCAAGACTGGTGCGCGCGACGTGCTCACGCTGCGCGACCGAGTGTACGACCTCCTCTCGACGGCCCTCCTGCTTCGTCCGGACTCCTACTTCTACGTCATCTACCTCGCCAGGAACCGGCTGCTCGCACTGGTGAACCAGCAGATCGCCGCTATCGATGCCATCACGGCTGCTGGGCCCAACACGACACGGTCCGCCAAGAAGATCAAGAGCACCACGGATCTCGCGGCTGCTCAGGCGGCCCTGCTCGACCTGAATGCCGGCCTGAATGCTCGGAACACCGGCGTGAGGGGGAGCATCGGTCCGGCGGTCGATCGCTTCCGGAAGAGCATCTCCAGCTTCGTGTCCTCCGAGCTGACGAAGAACGTCGTGGTGTCGGGCCAGGTCACGGAGACGGGCCCCGAGCTTCGGACGCTCGTCGCACAGACCTGGGCCCAGGCCGTCGAGCGCCATCCGCAGATCGTCCAGCTCGCGACGAACATCGCCGGCGCCCTCTCCACGCTGGAGTCGGTGCGGCTGCCCGAGTCGTCCGTGCGCGACATCGTGTCGAGGATCCAAGATCGCCTCGCCGAGATCCGCGGGGTGATGGAAGGCAGCTCGGCCATCGAGCAGAGCCGCTCCTCGATGCTCGACCTGCTGACGATGCGCACGCTGCTCACGAAGGCATCGACCTTCAGGAACCCCGAGCTGGTCCTGATGCCGAAGACCCGGGACACCTCCGTGGTCTCCTTCGTGGACAGCAGCGGTACCCAGGCGGGGATCCAGGGCACCGTCTCGGGCCCGTTCAACTACGACCCCGGTGCCGCGCTGAGCCTGTCGGTGAACGGCGGCACACCCGTCGCCGTGACGCTCCCTCGTTCGAGCACGGGCTCCCGTGCTGAGCTGCGCTCTCGGGTCTTCTCGCCGTGGGTCGCGCCGACCCCCGGCGACGAAGCGGCCTTCACGGTGGATCTGGCCGGTACGTCGAGCTTCGTGATCGGCGCAGCCTACGCCAGTGGTCCTGTGGCGGCGGCTGCTCTGAACGCCGGTCTCGGGCCCAGCATGCAGGTGACGTGGGACGCGGCGACCAACCAGCTCGTGTTCCAGTCGACCAACGAGGGTGACGCCTCGCATCTGCGGCTGCTGACCGACACCCTCGTGCGTCAGCAGTTCAGGGCGTGGGCATTCCCGGTCGCTGAGATCCTGTTCATCGAGAACAGGGGCGCCGGTGTTCCGATCGACGAGGTGGTGTCGGCAGTCGGGGCGGCGTCGCCGCTCCTCGACGCTCTCGCTGTTTCGGAGGACCTGGCCGGCTTCACCGCCGTGCGTACGGCAGTCGGTGGCGAAGAGGCGGTGCTCTGGGATCGGCGAGACAGCGGAAACGATCTGGTGTCGACCGTCGGAGTGGCCGAGGTCATCAGCCCGAGCCGGAACTTCGAGTCGCTCGGAATCGCGCCTGGGATGGCGCTGCACACTACGGCGCCCGGCGTCGCGGACTACGAGATCGTCGCCGTGAGTGGTCCCCAGCTCACACTGAGCCCGACTCCCCCGACCGGACCCCTCACCTATTACATCGGGCCGGACTACCGCACGATCCCCGATGGGGCGCGCGTGCAGGTCACAAGCGGCGGGAACCGCGACAACAGCGGACTCTACCGAGTAGCCGCGGGTGGCGGGCAGGTCGCGCGTATCGTGGTCGATCGGAATCTCCAGACCGCTGACACCGTCTCGGTGTCGGTCTTCCGGCAGTTCATCAGGATCGAGGCGCGGGGAACCACGACGTCTTCGGGCGTGGGCGTGTCCGCTCCGAGCCAGGGCGCCACGGCTCTCGGGTTGGTCGTGTCGGCCGAGACCCGGCCGCTCCTCACCCGCCTCCAGCTCGTGGGTGCCGGCGACTTCATCGTTCGGGGAGTGCGCAGCGGCGACATCATCAAGCTCACGAGCCCGTCGCTGATCATCTACGAGGTTCTGATCGAGAGTGTGGCGACCACCACACTCTCGATCGAGCTGGACGGTGTGGTGTTCGAGCCGGGGAACTGGACGTACGAGATCAGGAGCTACAGGGCCGACCAGTTCACCGCGCTCCAGTCGAGCGCAAGCGCGTTCCTCGTCACCCCGTACGCCGAGGACTTCGCGGCGATCGATACGCTCGTCGGGCGCCTCATCCGCGGGGCTCGCTTCGCCGGAGAGATCGTGACGGGCCTGGCGCAGTACCGAAGCTCGCTGTCGGCGCTCGCGACGGCGCTCAGCACGTACACGGTCCCGAGAGAGCGGACCATCGACAACGTCGTGCGCACGCTGCGGGAGCAGGGGCTCGACCGGGCCCTCGACCTGCTGCTGACGCTGGAGGTGGAGGAGCTGTTCAGCATGGAGCCCGACGGCGTCTCCTACACCACCTGGTTCATCAGGAAGTCGGCCACGGTGGCTCGGGAGGTCGTCCCCGTCTCGAAGTACGCCCGCAGTGATCGGGTCGTCCAGGAGTGGCGGACTACGAGCTTCCAGCCGGACCCCTTCGATCCGCGTGGCGAAGACACGCAGCGGTAGGGTAGAGTTCGGGGGTGACCGAGGAAGCCACCCCCAGGAGCAGCGCGCGCGAGCAGCAGCGTGAGTTCCGCCGCATCGTCGCGAATGCGGTGGGCGAGCTGCGCTCGAACGAGATCCGAGACAGCTACGCCGCCCTGAGCCTCGAAGAGCTGATCGATCAGCAGATCGATCGGCTGGAGGGGACGGAAGACGGGCTGAACCCCAGCCGGCTCCAGCGCATCCAGAGAGTGCGCCAGGAGCTGGCCGACAACATCGAGGCGATGAAGGCCACGCCGCCGTCGGACTTCCGCCGGCACGACCCGGACGGCGACGTGAACACGGCACCCGAGACCGAGGACGAGGGCTGACATGGACACCATCCAGGTCGTTCGCCTACTCGACGTGCTGCGCGTCAACAGCGCGCGCAACGCCCCAGGGGTCAGCCCGCGATCGCTCATCATCAAGGGAGAGGACTTCAGGAACGTCGAGCAGGTCATCATGGATGGCTTCGTCTCGCCGTCCTTCGTCGCCTATTCGATGACCGAGATGATCGCCGAAGTCCCGGCACCGCTTCGCCAGGCCGTCATCACGGACGTCAGCGTGCTCAGCGGATCGCTCACGCTGACGGAGCGCAGCCTCGTCGAGTTCACGTTCGGCACCCGGCCGAAGAAGGCGTCGGGGGTTCTGCGGCTGATGCAGAACTTCCTCCGCATCCTGCTGCGGTCGCCGGGGTCGAACCGCTTCCACCCCCGAAGCGGTGGAGGCCTGCTGAAGCGAATCGGTAGCACGGCGAACAACCAGACTGCGGCCGACATCGCGATCGCCGTGCAATCCGCCAAGCAGTACATGATCAACGTCCAGACGGCCGACCGCAACATCCCGCCGTCCGAGAGGCTGCTGTCGGCAGAGATCCAGGCCCTGACGGTCGATCCCCAGAGCACGACGGCGTTCGTCACCATCGTGCTCACCTCGCATTCCGGCGCGCGTAGCGCCGCCACCATCCAGACGTAGTAGGATCCCCGCATGGCGAACAACGACACCCGCCAGTTCCTCCAGGACGCGCTCGTCAGGTACGACCCCGACATCGACCTGAGCGAAGGCTCGCGCGCGGACACAGAGCTGGTGCAGCCGATCCTCCAGCGAATCGGCATCGACCCGTTCGACGACGACATCCTCACGTTCGTGCGAACGAGGGTGCAGCAGTCGTTCCCGAACCTCGCCATCACCGAGGACGATCCGCTCACCGACATTCTGCTCGACGCGATGCGCGTGCTCATCGAGCCGCTCGTGCGCGAGGTGAAGCTCGTCAAGCTCCGCGGCAGCCTGCGCAACATCGAGAGCCTCTCGGACGATGAGGTCGAGGCCCTCCTCGCGAACTTCTTCATCTCGCGGATCACCGGCGGCTTCTCGGTCGGCGTCGTGCGGGTCTACTTCGCCACCCCACAGAGCCTCAGCCTGACGCTGACGAACCCGGCCACCACGAAGGCCGGGCTTCGTTTCCGGCCGACTCGTCCGCAGGCGATCACGGCCGACCAGATGCTGCTCAACCGCGAGGGCAGCGAGTTCTACTTCGACGTGAACTACACCGCGGAGAAACGCGGGGACGAGTACAACGTCGAGCCGAACGAGATCGTCTCCGTGGCGAACCTGCCCACGGCCACGCGGATCCGGAACCCCCGTCGCTTCCGAGGCGGCGTCCCGCAGGAGGGGATCCTCGACTTCGCGGCGCGCGCTCAGCGCAGCCTGAGCGACAAGACGCTCACCGTGGAGCGCGGCATCATCTCGACGCTCACCGAGAGCTTCCCCGCCATCCGTCGCATCTTCTCGGTCGGCTTCCGTGATCCCGAGATGCAGCGCGATGTGATCAAGGGCGGAAGCCTCGGCCCGGTCCCCGGCGCGGACATCTCCGGCGACTTCTTCGGCGCCGGCACCGCGGTCGACGATTTCGACGGCGACCTGCTCACCCCCATCCTCGATGCTCCTGGCGGGGCCTTCGTGTCGCGCCTCGGGCCGGTCGGCGCGCAGCCGGAGGGGTGGTTCGTCACGGTCGTCTACACGGTGGGCGCGACGCTCGTCGTGGAGGACGTGGCGGTGCTGGAGGTGCTCAGCTCGACGCAGGTCCGGCTGGATCACGAGTTCCCGGTGACCTCGCCGGCCCAGTCCGTCACGTGGATGCTGCGCCAGCGCAGCCTGACGATCTCGGACATCCCGGGCGGCATCGTGCTTCCGGACACGGCGACCGGAACGCTGGAGATCAAGAAGGACGAAGTCCACATCGGCGGCAAGACCGACGTGTACATCGCGGGCGAGACCGAGCTGGCCACGGCGCAGATCGAGAGCCTCACCGACGAGAGCCCCGCGGCGAAGGGCACGAACGCCCAGACGCAGGGCCTCACCCCGGGAAGCGAAGACATCATCAGGATCAACGACCCCAGCGGGCTGATCGCCCCGGGGTCGAGCCTCGTTCTGGAAGAGGGCGTGGATGCCGGGAGCTACCGCATCCTGGAGATCGTGAGCGGCCCGTCCCCGCTCTACGTGCGGGTCGACACCGACATGACGGGCGCGCAGGGCTCGCTCGCGTGGAAGGTGGTGGACGAGATCGACGTCGAGCTGACCGACCCCAAGGACATCAAGGTCGAGGGAGCCGACATGGTCACCTCGGCCGGCAACCAGGTTGTCACGACGTCGAGCGCCACGAACTTCATCGACGCGAACGTCCAGCCCGGCGACGTGCTGGAGCTGTTCGACGAGGACTTCGGCGGCGAGTTCGCGGTCGACGAGGTGAACGCCGTGTCCCTGAAGGTCTCGCCGGCGCCGGCGCGGACCTTCACGTCCGTGTCGTACCGCGTGTTCCGCCGCTCGGAGGCGGTCGATCCGCCGCTCGTGCGGGTGTCCTCGATGGAGCTGCTCGACAGCACCGGCGCGCCGAGTGGCACCGTCATCCCGTACCGCGATCCCGTGCTCGCGCTGAGCAACGCGTTCCAGAACGAGGGCTCGGGCTTCGTGTTCGAGGGCCTCTGCCTCGTCGGCCTGGTGTCGGACCCCGAGCCGTCGGGCTCGGCGGCGTACGTGGTCGGCGGTCAGACGATCGACTGGGAGGTCTACAACCCCGACACGATCTGGCTGGACCCGGTGAACGTCGGCACGTTCACGTTCATCGCCGGCCCGGCCAAGACCGCAGCGCAGGTGGTCGCGGAGATCAACGCGGACGTCCTGCTCGATCTCATGGGCGTGAAGGCTCGCGTCATCACGAAGCTGAACAACGACTACGTCGGGATCGTGACCTCCTCCCACATCCGATTCGTGGGCGGCACCGCGCTCAGTGCGTTCGGCTGGGGCGCCGGCGTCCGGAACTCGATGATGCGGAGCGTGGAGGACCAGTTCTCCGATGCCGGTGTGCGCCTCGGAGATGCGATCGAGGTCGTCGAGGGGAACAGCGCTGGCATCCTCGGTCGGATCATCGCAGGCCCCATCGTCGGCGGACCGAGCGACACCGTGTTCGTCGGAACCGGTCCGGTCGGTCCCGAGGAGACGTCCGGCTTCTCTGGGCTCTTCAACAACGTCGTGTTCAACCCCGACGTGAACGTCCTGGTGAGGATCGGGCGCGCCTCGGTCGGTTCGGCCCGCGTCTTCTTCCTCGGGCCCACGGCCGCGGAGTTCGACTACCGCACCACGCGGTTCACCGCGAGCGTCCCGGAGGCCACCCTGCTCTTCCGGCCCGACCCGGAGAACCTGCGGATCGTGCGCCCGCCTCCGCCGATCACCGAGCTGCCGAACACCGGCATCACGGACAACACCACGCCGGGTCAACTCACCGACAACGACGCGAACTTCCTCCTGTTCGGCATCCAGCTCGGCGACCTCGTCGACGTCCTGTACGTCCCGATCGTGGGAACCGGGCCTCTGCCGCCCAGCGGCAACATCGCGTTCACCGGGCTGAACAACGTCCTGCGCATCCGGCTCGACACCGATCCCTTCATCACGGTGTCGTTCCCGTTCCCGATGCCGCGACAGGACGTCGTCGACTTCATCAACGAGCAGGTCGGTGAGGACATCGCTTCGCTCACCAGCGGCGGGAACCTGCGGCTGCGGTCGAGCCGCCGCATCGAGCTGGACCCGACGTCGACCGTCATTACGCACGCGTCGAACCCCCTGTTCCTCGCCGGCGCGGCGCTGAACACCGATCACCCCGACAAGGGCACGTACATCGTCCGCACCGTGTCGGAGAACGTCCTGACGTTCTCCACCAAGACGGGCCAGCAGATCACGAGCGGAACCACGGCGGACACGCTCTACCGCATCCGACGGTACGTCCAGCGCATCTCCCCCACGGAGATGAACCTGAACCTCGACTCCTCGGGGCTCTACTACGCCGACGTGCAGATGCTGTCGCTGGCGCCCGGCGACATCTACAACATCACGTCGGGGGTCTCGCTGGAGATCTCGGGCGTGCGCAGCGATGGCTATCGGCTGATCGTGGACAACCCCGTCACGTCGTTCAGCAGGGCGGAGGTGCTCCGCGCCGAGATCAGCCGGACGATGCTCCTCGTGGGCAGTGCAGACGATCCGACCGAGGCGGTGCAGCTCAGCCAGCAGAACGTCCAGGTCACGTACGACCGCTCCCAGCTCGTCGACGAGGTCCAGAGCTTCGCCGACTCGGACTTCCAGCGGGTGATCTGCGAGGAGATCCTCGTCCGCCACCTCCTCCCTCACTACGTCTCGATGACCTGGAACTACGCCGGCGGGTCGAGCGAGCCGGACATGCTCCGCGCGATCCAGGATCTGCTCGATGGCATCGAGCCGGACGAGCAGCTCGAAGTCACCGACCTCACCAACGTGCTGCGTCGCCGGAGCGCGACATCGGTGTTCACGCCCGACTCCAGCAGCTCCACGGGCCGGACGGCTCCGTTCTTCATCGTCGTCTACCACGACGAGAACCGGGCCATCCACGCACTGATCGTCAAGGACTACGTGACGACCGTGCGGACCCAGCGCTACATCCCCGACAAGATCACGCTCACTCGTATCACCACGGGCGGCATCCGCTAGTCGCCGTGACCTCGGACGATCGGGAGCGCGTCGTCGACTCTGCGAGGATCCCCCGTGTCGAGCACGATGTTCGTACGGGGGTCCACGGTCGCGCCGCAGTCCTGGCAGTACGCCATCATCCGGGGAAGCGGGTCGTGCTCGGAGAAGACCTGCGGCGTGTAGAGCTGCGGCGACATGGCCGAACGGCAGCGCGGGCAGGGCATGGATTTGATGAACGCCGTCCGGCTCTCGGCGAGCGGGGTCAGCTCGTCGGGGATGCCCTGGATCATGCGCTGGGCTAGACCTGGCGGAAGCGGTCGAAACTTCATCGCGGTACGAGTACGATAGCACAGCGACATGGCTCTCCCGACTTCGCCGACCTGGACTCTCGCCGACTTCAGCGGCCCCACGCTGGGCAGCCTGCTGTCGCTGGGCCCCAGTGATCTCACGATCACCCCGTCGACGTCGCCCTACTTCTCGTACAACGACGACTTCAGCGTCCTGACAGCTCGGTCGGCCGACGGAGCCCTGGCGATGCTGGACTTCCACGTCCCGATTCCGCCTCGGTTCACGGTCGAGATGACGCTGCGGTTCCCCGAGATGCCACACAACCTCGCCGACCTCGAATCGCGACGTGCGGGCCTCACCGTCGCCGATGACGGTGGACGCGGCATCGCGATCTACTTCGCTACCACCGGTCTGGCGGTCAGCCGAGTCGACGACTTCGGGAGCGTGACCGCGCTACCCGACACCACCGACACCACCGAGGAGATCGCCGTCACGTTCAAGACGATCCGCGTGGCCGTCGATTCGGGGCTCGGTCGTGCGTACGTCTTCATCGGGAACGAGTCCACCGTGGACCCCGAGGTCCGGTTCATCCTGCCGGTCGAGGCGACGCCGGCGACGGTGCTCGACGTCTTCCGCCTCTTCGTGAAGGGACTCTCGACGCAGCCTAGCCGAGTCGAGATCAAGGCGCTGCGGCTCGCCGGAGATCTGGTCATCCCGAACTTCCCGCCGACCGCCATCGCTGGGCCGGATCGGGTGGCTCCCGTCGGACAGGCGGTGCGCTTCGACGGCCGGTCCAGCTTCGACATCGAGGGGGCGCCGCTCACCTACCTCTGGAGGATCTTCGACGCCCCGTTCGGCTCGCAGTACGCCGCCGAGAACAGCTCGGGCTCGACGGTGGACGACGGCGACGCCGATGGGTTCACCGATCTGCTCAGCTTCACCCCGAACTCGCTCCCCGGCTGGGTGGCGCCCGGAGACATGCTCCGCATCGGAGCTGCTCGGCACATCATCGCCACCGTCGACAACCCCGGGGGACAGCTCACGACCGAGGCCGAGACGATCCCCGACAACCTGTCGAACGTCCCGTTCCGCATCATCGATCAGAGCGCGCTCGTGGGCTCCGACACCGAGACCCCGTACCTCGTGGCGGACGTCCAGGGCGTCTACCGGGTCGAGTTGATCGTGAACGACGGCGAGTCCGACAGCGAGCCGGCCGAAGCTCTGGCCAGCATCGTCGGGGCCCGCGCCCCCTTCGGGGTCGAGCCGGACGTCTCCCCGATCTGGAAGGCGCTGGGTGACGAGTGGCAGCTCGTGCGCGGCAAGGAGGTCTTCGAGGAATCCTGGCGAGGGGTCGCGCAGATCCTGGCCGGGAGGCTGCTGGAGGTCTGGCAGCATCACTACAACTACAGCCTCCGCGATGCGCAGCGCACCTTCCAGCGCAAGTGGGTCGCGTACCGGTCGCTCATCACGGAGACAGATCCGGATGGTGCTGTGATCTCTCCGCGCTACGGCCTGGTGCGCGCCTCCCACGAGTTCGAGACCAGCGCTCCGGCCGTGGTGGGGCAGACCCTCGTGTTTGAGTACTTCACCGGCACGAGCGCTACGGCGGTCGAGCAGCGCACGGTCATCCTGACCGGCACCAGTCTGGCCAGCATCATCGCAGACGTGAACGCCGCGATGGTCGGCACCGGGATCTCGGCCTTCGGGTACGCGCTTCGCCGCGGTGACGCCACGTACCGCGCCATCATCACGGGCGGCTCCACGACCGACGACGGAGACGGCGACGGGCTGACGCTGACGCTGTCGTTCCCCCCGCTCTCGCTCCCGTCGTGGGTGGCGGCGGGGGACACGCTGGTCCTCGGGGGAGAACGCTTCACGATCGCTACGGTGAACAACCCCGGAGGCTCGCTCACGATCACGGCCGAAGAGCTGCCCGACAACCTGTCGGGTGTCACCTTCGTCGTCTACCGGATCGCTCGGCTCGGCTTCAAGGGGATGCGCGGGTTCCGGATCGCGTCCGGCACCGCCATGGCGACGCTGGGCATCACCACGGCGTACAACTACCTGGAGGGTCTGGATGGGGCGCTGGTCACCGACCGAACGTACTACGCAGGCGACGGCGTCGACCTCAGCGAGCACGGCGTCAGTCGTGGTGATCTGCTCGTTCTCAACAACGGCCAGTCGTTCCGGATCGACCGCATTCTCACGGCCCAGGACGACCCCCTCCCCGGGCAGCGCCTTCTCCTCGTCGACGAACTGCCTTTCGACGCCAGCGAGTCTTGGAGCATCCCGTCGATCGTCCGATCGACCGTGGTCGACTACGAGTTCGAGGGCGCGTACCCGGGAGATCTCGTCAAGGCAGAGGTCTTCGATGCCGAGACGAACACCACCACGGATGTCCTGGGTCGTGTCGTGGCTCAGAAGGGCACGCAGCTCGCCGCGAACCTGACCGGGTTCTTCGGCGCGCTGCTCGACGACGAGCGGTACGAGATCCGGCTCCTGGGTGTGAAGCGGCGCAAGGCGATGCCGATCGCCGAAGACGTCGTCAGCATCCCCCGGCTCCAGGACATCATCCCCGTCAACAAGTACGACGAGAACGGCGCCAAGGTCCCCTCTGGCCAGACGATCTGGCGGGAGAACGAGCACTACGTGCTGGAGCCGTTCTACCGAGACATCGGGGGCGCGCCCATCCCGCAGCTCCAGTTCCGGGACTCGGTCTTCATCGACCCCGACCTCGAACCGCCCGACATCTTCTGGGCCGAGCTGACGATCTTCAGCAACGACCAGAACGTCGAGGACCTGTTCGGTCGGCTCGCTGGGTTCCTGCGCGACGATGCCTCCGTCTTCTCGTCCGACTTCAACTACGTCTCGGGCGTGGCGGGCCTGATCTACGCTCAGCAGCGCGGCCCGAGCGTGGAGGCTGTCCGCGTCGGTGCCCAGATCCTCTTCGGCCAGCCGTTCGCCGAGGTCTCCGGGACCATCGAGGAGATCAGCGACGACTTCTCGCCCACCACAGGCCGGATGCTCGTACGCGACTCCACTGGGGACCCGAGTGTTCAGTCCGAGATCGTCCGGACCTACTACTACCGCAAGGACCCGCTCGACCTGACCTCGACGAGCGGTCTGGCGGTGAACCCGAAGACGGGCGTGCCGTGGGCGGTGGGCGACACCATCCCGCAGTTCTCCCCCATCGGGGCAGGCGTCGAGATCATCGACCTGTACAACGACCCGAAGTGGTACGTGCCGTACGTCCGCAGCGGGCTGATGACCGAGATCGAGAAGTTCCACACCTTCCTCGTCCGGTACAACCTGGATTTCGTCACCCTGGCGAACCTCAGCCTGCTCTTCAACTTCATCACCACGGTGAAGCCGACGTACACGCACCACATGCTCGTGGGTCTTCGGCAGGCCGAGGAGGACATCGACGTCCAGGACGACCTCCGAATGACGCTGGTGATGCACCTCTACGACAGCGTCTGCGGATCGCCGCGAGCCTTCATGTACGACGACTACCGCGGCGACGGGACGATCTGGTCCCTGTTCGATGACGGGCTCACGTACTACGACGGCATCGTCGACTGCCCGCTCGACATCATCGAGTTCGTCCTCACGATCGTGTGGGGAGGCGGGATCATCACCTACGACTCGATCTTCTTCTTCGACACGCAGGTGGAGGACGTGAGCGGTACGCTGGGTCCGCCGGGCTCCTTCTTCACCCCGACCTATGATATGAATCTACCGGCAGGTACCTACCGCGTGACCGCGACGATCAAAGGCGGAGGAGTCGTGCTTCTATGATGATCCTGACGGAGAAGATCGAGGCCACCTGGAACCTCGAAATCGACCTGATCGAGCGCGGCAAGAAGCGGCGGTGGCATCAGCGCACGCACAACATCGTCGTCAACACCGGACGCCAGATGTTCTGCGAGGTCATCACGCCGCAGTCGCTCGGGGTCGGCAGCTTCGTCCGGCACCAGGACACGGTCGTCCGCTACATCGGCTTCGGCATCGGCGGCAACCGGCAGAACAGCTCGTCGGCCTCCGGCGCGCCCTACTCGGTCGACTACCCCGGCACGAACGTGCAGACCGACACCGACGTGACGGTCGCGCGGCTGGAGCGCCCGGTGCGGGTCACCGCGGCCCCGCTCTGGATGCGGGAGATCTCCACCCCGGGCACGTTCCCCACCACGACCAGCACGCGGTTCATCGCGGTCTTCTCGGAGACCGACATCAACTACGGCGGCTACACCAGCGTCCCGCTCTCGGAGATCGGTCTCTACAAGAGCAGCGCGGATCCTTCGCTACCCAACGGGTCGGCGGGAGCGTATCCTGGGACCGGCGGCCACACCATGGCCTACGACACCTTCGACACCATCCACAAGACGGGCCTGTTCTCGATCGAGGTGCGGTGGGAGTTCCGGTTCTGAGCAACCCGAGCGAGGCTGACACATGGCGATCAAGACGAAGGAGGAGATGTTCGGCGACGGCGGCGGCTTCGGTCCCGCCGTTCCGTACTCCACCACGAACCCTCCGGGCACGAGCGCCGGGAACCGGGGCATCCAGTTCGGTGAGCAGCTCACAGCGGCCATCGCGAACCGGACCCACTACGCGCTCGCCCTGAACGACGAGGACCTCAACGCCCGCCTCGCCTCGTTCGAGGTGGGCGGCCTCAACGGCGCCTACGACAACGGCACCGTGGGCCCGTCCGGCGGAGGACGCGACATCACGAAGGACGCCGGCGCGGTCGAGACCGTCAGCTCGGTGGGCGCGATGTCGGGCGACACCGTCCGGGACAACGCGCACTTCCGGGCGAACGCGCTCGGCGACACCGCCGGCGGCTCGGTCGGCTTCGACTTCCTCGCTCGTCGCGTCGGCGCGAGCGGCCAGAGCGGATTCGACGCCATCGCCGGCCTGCTCGATCGTCGGGTGTTCGCGAAGACCACCGGCCTGACGCAGCTCACGAACTCGAACGTCGCCACGCTGAACCCGGGCGGCGCGCTGGCCACCACGGTGCGGCTGTCGGCCGGCCAGTTCCACAGCGGCGGCAACACGGATCTAGCGCGAGGCTACGATCTCGTCCAGATCAGTGGCACCGCAGGCTCCGACGGTCTCTACATCTTCTCGAACGTCGGCGGCCTGACCACCGACGCCATCCTGGAGACCCTGGACGGTGGAGCGCCGGCGTTCGTCGCGAACGAGGCGTGCACGATCACGGTCTACCGGATCCGCTTCGGCACGTTCGGCAGCTTCACGAACCGCACGCGACTCTCGGCGGCGGTCTCGGTCGGCATGCCGGATGCCACGTCGGCCCTCGATGTCCTCGCTGCGCGGAACCAGAGCGACACCCCGGCCGGTGGGTCGGATCGCGCTCTCCGGGTGATGCGGAAGAACAACGACGGCTCCACCGAAGAGGGCCTGGTGATCGATCACCTGGGCCGGATGGAGCAACTGCTCGATCGATCGTCGGACATCATCGACGAAGTCGACAAGAACGTCCGGATGGGCGGTTACTACACGTGGAAGCAGTACGCCACGAACCCCGGAGTCGGGCACGTCCTCCAGTCGTACTCCACGATCTCGAATCGTTACGACTTCCTGTCCCTCGTGCCGTTCGACCCCGCGGTGGTTCCCGCGATCACGCCGCTGACCGGCGTGACCATGACGTTCACGGCGAACTCGCCGGTCACCGGCGAGTTGCTCTTCAACGCGCCGCAGAGCGCGAACCTGCCGTTCTACCTGTTCGGCATCGGCATGTTCGTCGAGATTTCGGGAGCCAGCACGGCCAACGGGCTCTACTACGTCGCCGAGCACATCGTGTCCGGTAACCAGGGCTTCCTGCTGCGTCGCGCCGACAACTCGGTCCCGACGCACTTCCCGGCAGCGGGCACGTGCACGCTCAACGCCGTCTACAGCTCGTCGGGTCTCGGACGGAAGGTGAACTTCCCCAACGCTCTCGGCCTCTCCGGAAGCGGCGCGACTGTCACCGCACACAACGTCCTCTCGGGCGGTCCCGAGGTGGATTCGGCGGCGCTCGCGCTGTTCATGCCGGACAAGACCATCGGCGGAGGCACGCGATCGTTCATCAAGATGTTCGCGTCCGCTCCCGGTCTCGGTGACAACTTCGGAGAGGCGGTGTCGATCGACGCGGATGGTGACATCCGAACGGTTGGCGTCGTCACGTCGCTTGGTCACGTCACCGGTGACCAGATGACGGTCTCCGGTAACTACTTCATCACGTGTGCACAGACCGATCGCACGATCAACGTCGATCTGCGGAACGGCTACCCCGAGGAAGACGCATCCGGGAATCCTCTCTGGAGGTTCGACCGCACGAACGGCTGGTGGGAGCTGATCACCCTGGGCGGTGGTGGCGACTCTGCGCTCTACTTCCCGATCATGTTCACCGGGCGACTGATGCAGACGTATGCGCAGTCGTTCTCGTCGGCGGGCAGCATCCACACGGTCTACGCGGCTCTCCAGATCACGACCCCGAACTGGGGTACTCCGGCCAATCCCCCTGGTGTCACCAACGCGAACGAGTCCTCGATCTCGTTCGGTAACGGCGTCTGGGGCGAGGGCTTCATCAGCCACAGCCTCGGGTCGGGTACGCTGATCAACCTGGGCTCCAACAACTACGCGATTCGCATTCGTGGTGAGCGTGTGGGCGACAGGCTGCGGGCCCTCAAGCACGTCGTCCGCTACACCAGAATCGGACCGGGCGGCATCGGAGGCTGATCATGAAGATCCTTCAGTGTGGGCAGCCGGGCTGCCTCAACAGCATCTCCTGCCCGGACCAGATGTCCGACGCGGACGTCGAGAAGGTCGCCGAGAAGAACGGCTGGACGAAGCAGGAGGACGGGACGTGGAAGGGCTGCTCGGCCCCTCAGTCCTGCCCCATGGCGCAGCCCGAGCCGACGGAGGAAGCATGAACCCCATCGAGATTATCTACTCCTGGCAGGCCCTGCTCGTGGCCTGCGCGGCGACCGGGCTGACCCAGCTCACGAAGGTGATCATCGACATCGGGCGCGGGCATCGGCACGCGGTCCCGACACCGACCGTCCGCGACATGGCGAAGGTCGGCAAGGAGCTGCGCGAGAGCCGAGAGGAGCTGTTCAACCGCGTCCTCAACCGCCTCATCCTGCCGGGTCTGCCGATCGTCTACGGCACGGCATGCGCGTGCATCGTGCCGGCACGTCCCGAGGTCATCATCGAGTACGCGGCCACCCACGAGATCGCAGGTGCCGGCCTCTACCTGCTCTTCGCGGCGTGGGGTGCAGCGTGCGGGCAGTTCGCCGACTACCTCTTCTCGAAGGCCAAGGGCGCGATGGAGGTCTTCGCTCGCTCGGGCGGAAGCTCGTCGAGCAGCTCGAAGCCGCCCGAGGCCGACGAGAAGGACGAGGAGAACGCTGGGTGATGGATCCGGTCTTCCAGGTGTTCAGTGAGGAGCTGGAGAAGCGCGCGATCAGCGTCGGGCTTCTCCAGCGGACTCTCGCGGGTCGTGCGGCGCAGGGCGTCGGCGGTGCCGCCGCGCTCGGCCGCCAGGTCGCCGGTGCCGCAGCCGGCGGGGCCACGACGGCGCGCCAGGCTCTCGCTGCCGGCGGCGGGCTCGCGAAGGCGCGCATGGGCGGAGTCGTCGAGGGCGGGCTCGCCGCGCGCCGTGTCGAGTCAGCGTGGTCGGGCCCGAAGTCCGGGCTGCTCGCTCGCGTGCAGGCCGCCGAGGCGATGCCGGCCGCGCAGCGCTACGACATGTCGCGCCCGCTCCGCACCCACGAAGGCTACATGGGCGGCGAGCACGCGTACTCCGCAGCGCACCTGAAGCTGATCACCGGTGGCGCCGGTGTGATCCACGACCCGAAGGGGCTGATGCGTGCGCAGCCGGCCGTGAGCGCGACGGGTGCCACGCAGATCGCTCCCACCCAGATCGCCGACCGCACGCAGCTCGGGCAAGTCGGTGGTCGTCGGATCTCCACGCCCGGCAACCCGTTCGGCGCCGAGGCTGCTGCGGGTGCGCCGGCTCCGCTCCAGCACATCCACTCCAACCCCGCCGGAGGCACAGCGGTCGCCAAGGTCCGGCGGCGTCCGCTCGGCGCGCCGGCTCCCGCGATGGCGTGATCATGAAGACCTGGTGGACCGAGAAGGGCTGGCCCTGGCTCAAGGGCAACTGGTGGGTGCTTCTGCTCCTGCCGCTGATGGCGCTCGTCGCGCTGGGCATGATCATGATGCGGGTGATGGGCGGCAAGACGGTCGTCGTGGATCCGACCGCGGCGGCCGACGAGCGCGCCCGCATCGAGGCCGAGACCCGGGCTCGTCAGCTCGAAGAGGAGCGGAACCGGCTGGCCCTGGAGCTGGCGGGGGTCACCCGCGAGCGCGACCAGCTCCGCGAGCAGTTCGAGCAGCGGCTCGCCAACGAGGTCCAGGCCCTCCGGGACGACCCCGAGAAGCTCCGGCAGGCGATGCTGGAGGCCGGCAAGCCGGGGAGGGGCCGATGAGGCTCCTGGCTGCCCTCCTGGCCGTCGTGGCGCTCCTGGGCGCCCCGGAGGCCGTCCGGGCCCAGGACGAGGCCGCAGAGCCCGCCGTGGAGCCCCGGGAGCCCCCGGACCTGCCCCCGGGGGACGACGTCATCACGGCCGTGGCCGAGGGCTCCAGGGCGCCCCACAGCGGCATGCTCCTCGACACCGACACCGCCATCCGGTGGACCAACCGGCTGAGCTGGTTCCGGAACGAGCTGCGGCTGGTGATGCGGACCGACGCGGAGATCCTCGCCGCGGTGCGACGGTCCCACGAGACCGAGCTGCGGCTGGTCCGGGAGAGCTACGAGCGGGAGATCGAGGGGCTGCGCGGCGACCTTCGGCACCAGGCCGAGACCTTCGCCCAGGCGCAGGCCCGTGAGCACCCCTGGTTCGACACCTTCGCGTTCGGTGCGGTAGTCGGGATCGTGCTCGCCGGCGTCATCGTAGGTCTCACCGCCTGGGCCGCCAGCTCGATGTGAGCAAAGAGCTGGGGAGAGCCCCGGGCCGGCGCCCGGGGATCCCCAGAGGTGCTCACAGACCGGGCAAGACCACCTGAATCCAGGTGTCCAGGACCGCCTTGTCGACCGGCTTGGGGAACCACGGCTCGAAGCCGTCGATCGCCCCTCCCTCGCGCCCCGACATCACGGCGACCGGGAGCCCGGCTTCCTTGGCCTCGCGGTAGACGCGCTCGCCGGCATTGTCGCGCGGGAACTGCTCGTCTTCGCGGAACGGGAACTGCCAGTCCGTGAGGACCGCGCCGATCTCACACTTCACCCCGATGAACTCGGCGCCCTCGCGGATGATGCGCACGGCCGTGACCATCGTGGTCGCGCGCACCACCTGCACCTTGTGGAGTCCGAGGAGGCGGGTGATGGCGCGAGCCACGTGATCATCGTCTTCGACGAGCAGGATGCACTTCTTGGTCATGTGTTCGGATTCTCCTTCTACTGCTCATAGGGGAATCCGACACGATCTCAGCGCTTCTGCCGGGCCTTCCAGTCGAGCCAGTTCTCCCCGTTCGGGCCCCACGGGTCGGTCTGGGCGTAGGCGCTCAGCTCGTGCTCGGCGTCACGGTAGACGTCACCGCGGCGCATCACCGCCGTGAGCATGTTCATGAGCTGCGAGAGGCCGCCGGAGAACCACAGCCCGAGGAAGAGGCCGACCGCGAGGCCCCAGTCCCCAGTGACCGGTCCGACGATCAGCATCGTGACGAGGCCCACGAGGAACATCCAGGCCATGCGATCCTCCGACTGCCGGACGTGCACGTGCTCGTGCTGCTGCGTTCGGGTCATCGGGGCGCCGAGCGGGGCACGGGCGTTCGGCTGGTAGGCGATGGCACGGCACAGCGTGGTCGAGTAGCGCCAGAGCGGGATCAGCGCGCGGGTACCATCGGGGAGCTTCGGGACCCACGGCAACTTCCGGGGCTTCACGACCCAGTCGCGGAACACTGCGGTGAGCACGAGCGTGGGCTCCCAGCGGAAGTCCTTCACCGCGCCGATGCAGAACAGCAGAGCGAGCCAGCCCCAGCCGACGATCACGCCGAACGGAGCAGTGAGGGCGAACAGCACGTAGTTCATGAGATCCTCCTTCTCGAAGGGTAACAAAAAATAGCGAGAGGGGCGGGGCCCTCACGGACCCCACCCCACCTCTTAGGACTCGATCGGCTCGACCTCAGCGGCGTGCTGCATGAGCCGGGTGTACAGGGCTGACTCTCGGTCCTCCAGACCCGCCAGGCTCACACCGATCTTCTGCGCGAACTCCTTCAGTTGAGGGAGGGTCATCTTGCGCAGCTTGTCGGCGTCGATCACGACCTCCATCCCCGGCGGGAGCGGCTCCACACCGGGGATGGGCTGGATCGGCTTGCGTTCCCAGGCGGTCGGCCGGGAGGACGTCAGCCGTTTCCCAGCAGCTCGACCTTGATGTCCATGTCCTCGGCGTTCGCCTTCACCTTCGGGTCGGTGAAGATCTGGACGACGAGGAGGTCGTGGATCTTGCGCTGGAGCGCGATGCTCGTGTCGAGCTTCTCGCCCACCTCCTTCAGGAGCGCGCGGTCCGCCGCGGTCATGCCGCCGCCCCCGCCGCTCTCGGCCTTGCCGCCCTCGGCCTTGCTGACGGCGTCCTTCTTGCCGCCGCCCGAGGCCTTCGTCTCGGTCGCCGGGGCGCCCTCGCCCTGGTGCTTCATGATGATCGCGACGCGGTCCTCGGTGCTGAGCGGCATGTAGTCGGGCGACGCCATGCCGAGCGCGCGGAGCGCGTCCGTGACCTGCTTGCGCTGCGCGGCGTCCTGGCTGTTGCCCAGCTCGATCCACTTCTCGCGCGACTTCGGCTCGATTCCGTTCGGGAGTGCCATCTGTTCTATCTCCTCACTGTTTCCGGTTGCTGTGGTCGAAGATGATCGGGTTTCCGAGAGCGCACTCCGTGACCTGGACATCAGTACACTGGAAGCACGCCCTAAGATCTCGTGTCTTGGCGGGACAGGCTTGGACGAGAGGCTCCACCTGCTTGAAGTTCTCGTCGATGAACGTCATGATCTTCAGTCGGATCTTGTCGACCTGCCGTTCAGGGAGGTCGATCTCTTCACCGAGGATGATCTTGGTGAGGACCTCGCGGCCGAGTCCTCTGTGTGCGTTGAGGTTGTTCTCCTGAGCGAGCAGCAGTAGCTCGCTGGCGTTCATCTCGTCAAGGAGATCCAGCATCGGAACCTCCCGTCGAGACGAACTTCACGGAGAAGCGGCTGTGCGGGCAGATCTTGCACCGGCTGCCGAAGTACTGGCTGAGGCAGAGAGCCCGCAGGACGACGGTACGCTTGCCCTTCTCCACGCGGAAGAAGTGGCCCTCGGCCTTGAAGACCGAGCCCCGTGCGTAGCACACGGCGTAGCGCGGATCGTCGGCCTTGTCCTTGTTCAGCGTGACCAGTTCGGTCGCCTTGCTCATTCGTAGACCTTGTAGACGAGTACGATGCGGGGATCCAGACGATCTTCCCGCTTCTTGATAGCGACGTCGAGGTGCGCGGAATCGTCGATCCCGGTGCCCTTGACGACGGCGTCTTCGATCAGCTTGATGTAGTTGCTGCCGTCCTTCTTCTGGTAGGGGGATCGGGGCTGGGGTTTCGCTGCCTTCTTCCCGGCCTTCGGCTTCTTCGGGACCGTCATGCTCCCGCCGACCTGCCACGCCCGGTTCAGGAGATCCTCCATGTAGAGCCAGATCGTGAGGTCAATGTGCCCCCCTTGCTTATAGACGGCATCCACCACGTGCTTCCACGCGATGGGCTGGGTGCCGAGCGCCGCAGCGGTGGCCGCCTTCAGCTTGTCCTCGAAGTTCCGGCCCTCCGCGGTCAGGAAGCGGTTCCCGACCCCTGAGTAGGCCTTGTTGATCGAGACCGGGCGGGGATCGCGGAGCACGGCCCAGAACTCGGTCGCCTGCACCCGCTGAGCTTCATAGGCGCTGATGACCGACTTCTCGCGCTCCACCATCTCGATGTGGCGCCTGTTGTCGTCACCGGCGAAGAGGCCGAGCTGATCACCCATCGTCCTTGCTCCCCTTCGACGGCGCGGCGCGCTCGAACTGCCCGCCGCTGCCCAGCGGCTGGCGGCGGACCTGGTCCTTCCGCCGGTTCTGGATGGTGTGATCTCGCATCGACTGGTTGAACTCCAGCTCCCGCAACGCGATGATCCGGGAGAGCGCCTCGGCCTGCTTGCTGTAGACCTTGTAGTGCGCCTCCAGGATCTCCTTCATCGCGAAGAGCTTGAGCACCTCCATCTCGTAGTCGATCCGGATCGGATCCTCGCGGACCATCGCCGGCACCTCGGCCTTCGGCACGCCCCTCGCGAAGAGCTTGAGCTTCAGCTTCGCGTCGAGCTGCTTCAGGCTGGTGTTGGCGGCGCGGTAGGCGATCTCGGCCTTCACCAGCTCACCGTTCACGTATTGCGCGTGCGCGGTGTACTGGCTGTAGAGGTTGCCGAGTTGGTTGTTCGGCAGTTCGCTGATGTCCATGTCGGCGAGGTTCTCGGGAACGTTCGTCGGCTTCGGGTAGGGCAGCAGGCCGAGCCGGGCCGCCTGGTTCCCCACCTCAGCGAGGAGATCGTCGGCGTTCTTGAACTGCTCCATCTCCTCCTTGTCGAGGAGCGGGGCGTTGTTGAGATCGATCTTGGGCATGTTCTCCTACAGCCTGCCGCGGTTGCGAATCGCGTTCATCGCGGCGTTGTCGTCCTTCCTGCGAAGCTGGGTCAGGACCGACGGCTTGCAGGTGTCTCGGTACTCGCAGCGCGGACACTCGAAGAAGTCCTCGTCCCGGGCAGGCAGGGTCTCTGCCTCGACGTGCTTCATCAACTGCTCGAAGTAGTCGATCGCGGTGGCGAAGACCGCGGGATCGAAGAGCGACGGGAAGACGTGTCGCTTCGAGTTGTCCTTGCAGTAGTACCAGTTGTAGATGATCGGGCAATCGTAGCGGTACGCGTAGAGGTGCGCCTGCATCAGGTGCTCCGTCTTCGGCGTGCCGCGCGCGACCATGGCCTCGAAGTTCTTGCGATTGATGCTCTTCGCCTCGATGATCGACCGCTGCTGCCAGTCGTCGCACCAGATGCGAAGAACCCCGTCCGCGGTTCCGCCGATGCCGAGATCGGAGAACAGCTTGTCCCACTTCGGATCGAAGGGGACCTCGCGGCACAGCTCGTAGCCGATGTTCCTCGGCTTCAGGACTCGGCCGACGTCTTCGAGCTTCTTGCCCACCAGCTCGTGGATGGCGTGCCCCATGTCGAAGATCTCTAGGGAGTCCGGGTCGAGGGTGGGGATGAAGGGCGCTCGGATGTACTCGTAGACCTGCTTCCGCCGGCACGCGCCGACGCCAGAGGGGTGGAAGTACCCCTGCCGGCTGCCGTCGCGGGTCACGGTGGCCAGGGCGAGCGTGTACGCGCCTTCGAGGTCGAAGATGTCGGACTTGTCGAGTGCCGCGGCATCCGCGATCGTGATGGCGCTTCTCATCGCTGCTCCTTGGCCCACTGCTGCTCCCTGGTCTGGACGAGACGGAGGAGATCGCTGTAGGCGATGATCGTGATGTCGCCCTTCTTGCCGGGCTGTTCCAGGTCGAGCTTGAGCCACAGCCGGCGGCACGGGGTGTTCCCCGCGCCCCAGCCGTCAGTCCGGACCCCACGCCCGACCTTGATGCTTCGCCGGCCGACGTCCTTGGTGGCCATCGGCACGAGGTTCCACCCGGTCAACTCGCTGAAGAAGTTCGAGTGGATCGCGGCGAACTTCCCGTACTCTGCGAGGCTCCCGATCCCGATCTCCATGACGAAGACCGGGGCTTGGCCCGCCTTCTCGGCGGCCACCAGGAGCTTCTGCCAGTCCGAGCTGCTCAGCGAGTAGCCCGAGCTGCGCGTCGTCTTCACCTCGACTCGGAAGGTGAACAGCGAGCTGTCTCGCAGTACGCCATCCGTGATCTGGACCCGCGAGGGCACCACGACGTCGGCCTTCTCGTCGCCGGCGCCCGAGAGGAAGGTCTTGCGCCCACCGAGATCGGAGGCGGTCTGCCGCTCCGCCGCGGTGGCTCGCTTCTTCCTGCGTCTCTGGATCGTCATGTGGTCTCCACGGCCGTGCCCGGGGAAGGTCCCGAGCACGGCCTGATAGGTCAGCGGAACCTGTAGATGATCCCGGAGCGCCGGAAGCACTCCGAACGAAGGAGGTCGATCAGCTCGGGGTGCTCGGTGATGTACCGGCGCACCTTGTCGCGGCCCTGGAGGTTGAAGCCGAACTCCTCGTGCTCGTACTTGATCCAGGTGGTGCCCTCGAACACGCCCAGCTTCAGGCAGGTGGTGACGAGATCGCCGATCTTGTCGACGCCGATGTCGTAGTAGAAGTCGAACTCGCCGTTCTTGCCGTCGTGGGTCCCGAGCTTGCCCTTCGTCAGCTCCCACCGGACCTTGCGGCCGATGTTCACCTTCTCGACCGCATCGTGGTGGTAGGGACCCTTGTGGATCGACAGCTCGATCGCCTTGCCGTGCTTCAGCGCCCAGACCTTGGCTCCGCCCTCGTACTTGTCCTTCTCCATGACGGGGCGGCCACGCACCGGCGCCGCGTCTCGCTTCGCCCGCATCTGGTTGACGAGGAAGAGCGTGGTCTCGTTGCGCCCACTCCGATCGTTGTTGAGCGTCATGGCGAGCTTGGGCATGAACTTCGAGATCAGGGTGGCCTCGCTGCTCTGGCGCGCGAAGTCCTCGAAGCTCTCCTGCTCCTCCTTCGCCTCGGTCTGGAGCGAGCCGATGCTGTTGACGACGATCATCTGGCACCGGTTCGAGGCCACCAGCTTGATGATCGCGTCGAAGCCCTTCTCGGCCGTCACGCCGTCGATGATGAGGATCTGGCCGACCTGCGTCTGAAGCTCGGCACGGCGTTCCTCGCTCATCGGCGGCTTGCCCTCCTTCACGAGAGCCTCGTCCAGCTCGTCCAGCTCCTTCGGCGAGAAGGCGATCTTCAGGCCGCAGAAGTCGCGCATGAAGAGCTTGTCCGCCTTGAACTCGGTGAAGAAGATGCACATGCCGAAGTCGTCGCCGTAGATGCGCTGGACCTCGGCAGCCGTGACCCAGAGCAGGTAGTCCTTGCCAGCGCCGTCCGGGCCGACCAGAACGGTGGTAGCGCTGGCCGGGAAGCCCCCAGCCAGCTCGATGTCGAGCGAGGTGATCCCCGTGGGACGGCGCAGCAGGTACAGCGTCTCCATGTCCGAGGCACGGCGCACCACGTTCATGCCCAGCTCTCGGTTCACCGAGTCCATCACGTCGTCGAGCGTGACGGCCTCCTTGGCCTCGCTGGGCTCGGTCTTGCTCCGCTGCTTCGTCTGGGGCTTCGCGCTCACCGCCTGCTTCGTCTGGCTGGCCGTGGTCGCCTTCTTGCTCTTGTTGCTCTTCGGTGCGGCCTTCCTCGTTGCCATCTTCACTCCTGTTCGATCGGAAGACGAGGAAGAGGAATCCGCTTCTTCACCAGAAGGGCCTCGGCCTCGTCGCTGAGGTGGATCTCGAACTGCTGCTTGTACTGCTCGTACCGCTCTGCGCCAGTGGCGAGTACGTTCCGGACGAGCAGGTTGCGGATGGTGGTCGTCTCGTCTTGGCAGATGTCGCCGAGGTGGAACCCGGGATGGTCTTCGCAGATCTTGGTCTTCGTGGACAGCAGCCCCCGCGCCTCGTTGTAGTAGAGGCCCTGGAAGCCGCCCTCCCACGAAGTCCAGCCGATCAGGGGGCGAAGCTGAACGTGGAGACGGGCCCGCTCGCGCAGGCCCTCCTCCCCGTCCTGCTCGACCGCCACCGGCTCCATGGGCTCTGCACGGAGGAACACGCCGTACCACCCTCGTGCCTGTAGTAGCTGGGTCACTTCACGTCCGTCCATCGGTGCCCGACGGCACCATCGGGATCGACCGGCACCGGGTAGGTGATCCGGATCGGTCCCCAGTTGTAGGGGTCGCCCATCTTCTCCTTCATGATCTCGGCGCACCGACGACTCGTCTCTTTGGGAGCGCGAGCGATCAGCTCGTCGTGGACCGTGAGGATGAGAATCCCCCCGAGTTCGTTGAACTCCTTGTCGTGGGCGATCTGAAGCATCGCGAGCTTCATCATCTCCGACCCGGAGCCCTGGATGAGGGTGTTGTAGGCCTGGCGGCGCTCGGCAGCCGCGATGCCGCGGTTGTACGCGTTGTTGATCCGGTAGAGACGCCGGACGCGGCCGAGCATCGTGTACGTGTACTCGTTCGCCTCGGCGAACCTGTGCATGTACTCGATGTGCGCTTCGATGTTCGCGTTCGTCCGGAAGAAGGTGTCGATCAGCTCCTGAGCCTCTTCCTTCGAGCACTTCAGGTCTTGCGCCATCTTCCCGGCGCCCTCGCCGTAGAGCGCGCCGAGACCCGAGGTCTTCGCACCGTCGCGCTTCTTCAGGAGGTACTTGTCGATGTCGCCGAAGGATGGGTCCTTGCGGTCCTTCTTGTCCTTCGCCGCCATGATCGCCTCGTACGTGACGAGAGGATCGCTCTTGTACATGGCGGCAGCGTTCGCGGAGTGGATGTCCCAGCCCTTGCGGATGGCCTCCATCATCTCTTCTTCGCCCGCGAGCGCCGCTGCGATGCGGAACTCGATCTGCGGGTAGTCGAAGTCGATGAGGTCGTAGCCGGGATCGGCGATGAAGCACCCTCGGATCTTGTAGGGGTCGTTCCTCACCGGGATGTTCTGCATGTTCGGGTTCGACGACGAGAGGCGCGAGGTGCGGGCTCCGCTCTGGTTCAGGCGGCAGTGCACGCGACCGTCCGGGCCCAGGTAGGTCCGGATCTTCTTCACGTACGTGCCGTAGAGCTTGTTGAGCTTCGCCAGCGCGAGCTTTGCGTCGATGAACTGGAACTCCGGCGAGTCGTGCGACACGCGGAGCTTCAGGATGTTCAGCGTCTTCTCGTCCACCGACGGCTTGGGCTCCGAGCCCTTGCCGCCCGAGGTGAACTTGATCGGCTTCATCCCGAAGTGGTCCTTGCCGTAGAGGATGTCGCGGATCTCGTCCTCGGCCTTCGTGTTGAAGCGGTACCCCATCAGGTCGTACAGCTTCTTCTCGGCCGCCGCGATGCCGTCCTTCATCGGGCCTTCGATCTTCTTCACCCAGTCGAGGTCGACGAGGAAGCCCGCGCGCTCCATCCCCCAGAGGACCTTGGTGAGCGGCACCTCGATCGTCCGGTAGTAGTCGAACAGCGACGCCATGGGCGTCATCGTCGACTCCAGCCCCACGTTCGCCAGGTTCTTCGCGAGATCCTGAGCGCGCATGAAGGTGAAGTACGAGTCGCAGCTCGCGTAGTTCTGCACCAGCTCGGGCTGCTCGTTGTAGACGAAGTTCAGCTTGTCGCCGCCCTCCATCTTCTTGAACTTCGCGAACGTGTACTTGTCGAGCCCGAGGGACTCCGAGACCATGTGAGGATCGAGGAACAGCTCCTTGAACTCGCCCCACCTCGCCTCGTACGCGAACCAGGCCTGATCTTTCAGACCGTGATCGCGCGTGTCGTCCTCCATGGCGTCCATGTCGATGATGTCCCAGACGTCACCGACGAGGCCGTAGCCCATGTTCCGGAGGATGTGCATGTCGTACTTGGCGTTCGCCAGGTACCACGTGATGTCGCGCCGCTGGAACAGTGGATCGAAGAAGCCCAGCAGCTCGTACGGGAAGAAGTACCGCCGGTCCTCAGTCGCCATCGACCAGAAGAGAACGCGGGACCTCATCACGTCGAGGCCGGTCGTCTCCGTGTCGATCGCGACAGGACCGCCCCGATTCATGAGGTAGTTCAGAATCGGGGCGGCCTGTTCCGGCGTCTCAGCCGCCGTCACCGGCGGAAGTAGACGCAGTCTCGGCATCGGTCAGAACTTGATCGACTTGTTGCCGTCGCCGTCGTCGTCCTCGTCCCCACCGCCCTCGTCGGCGTAGGACTCGGTGTCGCCGCCCTCGTCGGGGGCGTCGTCGTCCTTCTTCACGGCGAGGTCGGGGCGCAGGCCCTTGGTCAGCTCCTCGCCGCAGAGGAACTTCTGCGTGTCGAGGCTCTTCGGGACGAAGATCTCGGCCAGGTTGAGCGGGTTCTCGATCAGCTCCATCGCCCGCTTGTGGTCCTCGGCGTTGCCGGGCACGCCCGGCACGCGGATGGCCACGATCTCGGTGAGGTACTTCGTGCCGGTCTTCTTGCGGGTGATGCGGATGTCGAAGGACGTCAGACGACCCTCGACACCGTTGCCGCACTCCGCGCACTCGACCTTCGGCACGAAGGCGCCCTTCTCCCCGCAGGCCCCGCAGGAGCGGTTCTTGTTCCGCTCCATCGTGAGGTCCACGCCGCTGACCGTCTTCCCGATCGGGTGGACGGTCTCGCAGCCCGGGCAGATCACGTGGGTGGCGAAGAGGAGGTTCGCGCAGTTCGCGCAGTGGTTCTTCATCTTGTCGTCGGACTCGATGAGCACGCCCAGCTCCTCGGGCCCCATCGTCCAGTGCATGCGGTGCCCGAACTGGTACTTGAACTGCGCCAGCTCGGCGATGTCGTCGGCCCGCGCCTCCGCGAACGGAGCCGGGACGTACCGGTAGAGGATCTGCCCGGTGGCCTTCGACTTCTTCACCATGCCGCCGCTGTCGCGCAGCGGGATGGCGAAGATCTTCTCCATCACCGTGATGCCGAGGGAGAACTGCGGCATGCTGCTGATCGGGGCCTTCGTGTCCGGCCGCACGCCCTTCTCCTGCTCGATCTTGTCGAGCTTGGCGTAGTGGTTCGAGCGGATGGCGCAGCCCCAGCAGGGGTGCTTCCGGTACGGACCGGCCGAGCAGATGAAGTCCGCGTCGACCCGCTTCCCGTTGTGGGTCCGGTTCTTGTTGCGCGGGATGTAGTGCTTCTGCGTCTCGTACCAGGTCGTCTCGGTCTGGACGACCGCCTTCTCCTTGCGATCGTAGATCTCCTGCTGGTACAGTGCGAACGGCGAGATGTTGATCCAGATCGGGGTCTCGCCGGGGTAGAAGCGGTCGAACTGGCCGACGGCGATCTTGCCGCTACCACCTCCCCGCTTGTTGGCCTCCTGGCGGCGGCGACCCTGATCACCCAGGCGCGGGGCCCCGAGGGCGCCAGCGCTTCGCGTCTTCATGAAGGAACCGTTGGACATGATCGTGTTGTCTCCAGTGGATGTATCGCTCAGCGTTTTTGATCGAAAGTCGAACTTCTTCAGTAGTCAGATCGTCAGGCTGTTCACGTTCGTCGGGATACGCCGCCACGCGGACGTCGATCCCGTACTGGGAGAGTATCCTCCCGGCGCGCACCGTACCACGCCAACCGGCCTCGTTGTTGTCGAGGAAGAGGATGACGTACTGGACGGTCGAAGCGATCAGCTCGGCGTGCAGACCCGTAAGATAAGCACCGATGAGGGCGACCGTGCTCTGATAGCCGGCTTGCCAGGTCCACATGCAGGCCTTGAATCCCTCGGTGACGATGAAGGGCTCGTCCTGCTCGGTGTTGGTGTAGAAGAACGGCCGGACCACGTGGGCGTGCCAGAGGACCGCGTCCTTCACCTCCTCCATCGAGTAGTCCTCCGGGATGTGGAACCCGTCCCGGAGCTTCATCTCGGAGTCGTAGATCTTGTAGCGAGGCTCCTGGTAGTCCAGGATGGCGCGGCCCGAGATGCCCACCAGCTCGCCGTAGATGTTCCGGATCGGGAACGTGATGCGCATGTTGCTCACGTCGTACCCGACCTCGAAGTGCCGAAGCGTGCGCTTGTCGAAGCCCTGCCGCATCAGCGCCTTCGGAGCCATGCGGTAGTCGTCGAGGATGTCCTCGTCGAGGATGAAGGGGCCGCGGTACACGTTCGTGCTCGCCGTGAGGCGCGCGGCCACCTTCCCCCTCGCCGAGAGCGCGGGACCGGGCTTGTCCATCCCGGTCGCCTTCAGGATCGTGCTGACGCCCTCTCTGCCGAGCCCGAAGCTCTTCAGGATCTTCGAGAGGTGCCCAGACGCCTGGCAGGCGTGGCAGAAGAACACGGGCTTCTCCAGCGACACCGAGCACGACGGGGTCTTCTCCTGACCGCTGCCGTGGAACGGGCACTGGATCATCACGTAGCCGCTGCCCCGCTTCGAGTTCGCCTGGAGCCCAGGCGCGAGGGAGAACAGGGCCGACGCGACGTCCGTCATCAGCCCTCCTCGCCCTCCTCGCCCTCCGACACGAGCGGCGTGGTGTCGGTCTCCGCCGCATCGGGGAAGTCGTTCATGATGCGCTTCTCCTCCAGGCGGGCTGCGGCCTTCGCCTCAGCCTGCACGAGCTGCTTGTTCGCGCTGGTCTTGGTGCCGAAGTTGGAGGCCTTCTTCTTGACCTCCTCGGCCTCTTCCTTCGCCTCCTCTTCGTCCTCTTGCTTCAGCAGATCGGCGACCATCTTCTTGTTCGTGATGGTGGCCATCTCGCTGAAGTCCGAGCACGGCACGTTGTGGATGAGGATCCCGTCGAACGGGAACTCGCGACCACCGAGAGCGACCAGCGCGGACACGTCCTCGCCGTTCATCTTGCCGGTGATCACTCGGAAGCCGATGTCCATGTCCTGGCCGAAGGCGTCCGAGTAGCCGAGGTTCGAGAGCGAGCCGATCTTGTTGTCGGCCTCGCGGTTGAGCTGGTGCGTACCGATCATCACGACGTTCATGGTCATCGCGAGATCCTTGAGGTTGCGCGAGAGCGCCGACATGACCTTCCAGTCGGTGTCGTTGCGCTTGGCGCCGTCCGCGACCTGTCGGTAGAACGAGTCGCAGATGACGATGTCCGGCCGGAACAGCTCGATCTGAGACTCCATCCAGGACACCGGCCGGCCCGTCGACTCGATGATGTCGATGGACGGCAGCGAACCGGGAGGGAGGTCGGGGATCGAGCTGCGCAGGCGGAACTCGTAGTGGTCGTCCTCTTCGTTCGGCCACTTCCCCCACGCCCGAGCCGCCTCGATGAGGCGCATCTCCTCGGCGGGGTCGAGCGAGCTGTCCTTGAACTCGCTGTAGCGCAGCTTGCAGAGCGTGGCGATCGCACGAAGCAGGACGAGCCGGCGCTTCATCTCCGGGGTGAAGATGAGCACCCGCGCGCGGTGGTAGGCGAAGGCGTGCACCCCGACGCTGATCGCGGTGAACGTCTTCCGGGACTTCGGACGTCCCGCGATGATCGTGAACTCGCCGCGCTGCATGCCGCGCGTCGGCTTCTGTAGGGTCGGCCACGGCCACGGGATCCCCTCGGGCAGGATGACCCCGTTGTCGTAGTCGGCGAGCACCTCGTCGAACCCAGTGGCGAGGCTGATGTGCTTCGACCTCTGGAGCTTGTCCGTCATCCGACGCAGCTCTGCCTGCGTCTTGATGAGCGGATCGATGAGGCTGTCGGGCGACTTCGCGAGGTTGTCCAGCTCGATCGACATCTCCTGGATCCGCGACTTCATCTTCTGCGTCTGGGTCTCGTAGACCAGAGCTTCGAGAGTGTCGCCGGGATCCGGGTCGGGGAGGTCGATCGCGCCGCTCGTGAACCTGCTTCTCACCACAGACAGGGAAGGAAAACGCGCGACCCCGTCCGTGTTCGAGCGATACGTCGTGATGAAGTTGAAGACGACCGTCCCCTGTTCGGTCGTCATGTGCTCCGCGGTGATCTCACCCTGTTGGATCGGGGTGAAGTTCCCGCTGTGAAGCATCTTGGCGAGAAGTCGGAGTTCTACGTTGACCACTGACGCTCCCGGACCTGCCGTTCTAAGGGCCCTGCTCCCGCTGCGCAATAGGGGCGGCGCCGACCACAACCTGTTGTGGCTGCCCGCCCCGGACTACGCTGCCGGAGCTACTTGATGAGCTGCATGAGCACGGCGCCCGCCAGCTCCGCGCTGACGTATGCGTCGTCGGGGCCTTCCTCCGTCTTCACGTTCGCGAGGATGGCCTCGAAGAGACCGAAGGCGTCGTGCACGGTGTGCGCGGCCTGGCGGTACACCGACTCGCAGCGGTGGATGAAGAGACGCTCGGCGCCCGCCGCCTCCAGCATGTCGTTCATCGCCGAGATGGCGATGTCCTCGCTGGAGTAGGAGATCGTCCTGAGCTTCGAGAGCTTCTCCTCGATCGGACCCCAGAGGACCTTCGTCTTCTGGAGCGCCTCGGTGAACTTCTCGGTGAGGTTCGCGACGTCGCCCCGGTGGATGCGGCGGAGCACGGCCTGCTTCTTCAGCACGACCGGCACCCCGTGATCCGCGAGCCAGAGCATGGGGATGATCCACAGGGAGGTGAACCCGACCTCGCTGTTCTTCAGCACGATGCCGGGGAAGCCGTAGAACGACGTGCCCGGGATGCCGATCCGCTCGTCCGTGACGGTGTACGCGTAGAACGCGCGGTCGGTCTTGCCGGAGTACGCGCTCACCGCGTAGCCGTTCGGCATCAGCTCGACGATCGCCCTCATGATGGCCACGTCGGGTAGGTCGGCGTACTTCGAGCTGACGATCCCTCGGATGAGCCGAAGGTCGGGCGAGTCGAAGCTCTGCATCGTCCGGAACATGAAGTTCCGGAGCGCGTGCAGCCGGATGTTCAGCTCCTCGACCTCCTGCGTCCGCGTGACGGTCTCGAACCACTTCTCGCGGGCGCCGAGATGAGAGAGGAGCTGGCTACGGCTCCACTTCGTGAAGGCGTAGGGCATCGTCTTGGTGTCGTCGCGCATCGAGATCGCGGCCAGAACGTCCGGCTTGTCGTCGCCCACGAAGGGCGCGATGTCGATCTCGATGAACGTCATGTCGCGGGTCTCCGCGTCGGTGTAGACGAAGTCGGGGAGGCAGAGCGCAGCGAACGCCTCAACCCTCTTCGCCAGGGTCGTCAGCGGAGTCAGACGATCCAGATAGGGCTTCAGAGATTCCACGTTGCAGTGCCTGTCGTACGGTGGGTGTCGAGGGGCTGGTGAAGTGGGCGTTCTCCGCGTGCCGCTTGCACGCGTCGTGGAGCTTCTTGATCGCCTCCACGAAGGCCGGGTCCTCTCCCGCCGCCACCTCATGTCTCACCGTGCCGTGCACCGTGCCGTCGGCATCGGAGAACAGCGCGGTGTAGGAGACGACGGGCCCCGCCGAGCCCTTGCCGATCACCTTCATGTCGGTGATCGAGACGATGCTTCCCTTGAAGCCGGTGTTGATGCTCATCCGCCCTCGCGAACGTAGTGCGTCTTGAGGTGATCGTTGAGCATCTCGTACGCCACGCCGATGTTTGACTGGAGGAAGTCCAGGCACTCGTCGAGGCAGTACTGCTTCGCCATCTGCATCGAGTCGGCGTTCTGGTCGCAGGACAGCGTCACGCTGACGCTGATCTTCACGTTGCTGTAGCCGTACGGGCCACCGATGCTCTCGCTCAGGTTGACGTTCACCTTCGCGTTGGCGTCGCCCAGGATGGCCTTGTACTTGTCGTTCGTCCTCATGATCTGCACCTTCCTCGAAGCGTCCTGTCCTCCGACCTGCACGATGACGTTCCCCCGCTCATCGCACAGCTCGATGTCCGCTTCGATGAACGCGGCGTCCCTCATGCTTCCTTCGGTCCGTAGACCGTGACCGACCCGGTCGACTCGATCTGGTCGATCACGTCCTGCGGGATGAGGCCGGCCTTGCAGAGCTTGTTGTACTCCTCGCGGTCGATCTTGTACTCGATCTTCACCGCCGCCTCGGCGTTCGGCATCAGGTCGAGCAGCTTCTTCGCGTCGACCTCGGTGCGCACCGAGATCTTGAACTCGCCGTACCGCGGGCCGATGTCGTCGGCGTGCTTCTTCGCGAGACCCTTCGCCTCGGTGAGCGAGTCGTTGTAGCTCGTGACGAGCAGGTCGTACTGTTCGAGGATCCGGGCGTTCTGCGTACGGAAGGCGTTCAGGGCCTCCCGGGCCGCCTCCATCTTCGACACCGCGGCGACGAACACGAGCGGGGGGTTCTTGGCGGTCACTGTGCTTCCTCTTCTTCCTTCTTCTTCAGCAGGTTGACGTAGCGCGACGCCTTCATGAAGGCCTCGATCGTGGTGGCGATCGGCCCGTGGGTGGCGACGCTGGGGTTGGCGATGAGCTGCTTGGGCGCGAGCGTCGCCATGACCGGATAGCGGACGGGGCGAAGCCGGCCCGGGATCCACGAGTCGAACAGCTCGCCCGCGGCGGTGCTGATGGTCTTGTGCTTGCCGCGGTGCTTCGTGGACACCAGCGCCTTCCACGGCTCGTCGCCCATCACGATGATGATCCGAGGATCGACCAGGTAGGCGATCTCCTCGACGCGCGGCTGACACGCCTCGATCTCGGTCTTGTCCGGACCTCGGCTCTGCGTGCGCTCCGGCGTGTCGTCGGTCGCCGGGATGAGCACGTAGGGACGGCACGCGACGATCGACGTGTAGAACACGTTCTTCCTCGCGTCGATGCCCGCTCGGTCGAGCATGTCCTCGACGAGCTGCCCTTCGTCGCCGCTGAGCAGCATGTTCTGGTTGATGTCCTCCTCGCTCGGCCCCTCGGTGATGACGAGGTAGTCGGCGTTGTAGGACCCGGCACCGAAGATGATCTCGGCGCTGCCGCGGAGCTTGGCCAGGCTGCACTTCGTGCAGCCCAGCCAGCGATCACGCAGCACGCGCAGCTTCTTCTGCGCGTCCATCGACCTCAGCCCTTGACGAGCTGGACCCGCGGCGGGTCGAAGAACGCGAGGTACTCGCGGTACATCCACTCCTTGAAGCCCTCGTCCTGGTCGGCGACCCGGATGACGTACTCCCAGGAGTTGACCTCGATCGTCGGCGTGCCGATGAAGTCGTACGGGACGAGGGCGTGGAGCTTCGTCCCGCCCTGCATGCCGACGATCCTCGGCTGGCCGTGGTCCATCACCGGCTGCCGCTTCTTCGGGCCCTCGGGGTTCCGGGGGTCCATCGGGACCTCTTCCATCTCCACGACCGGCGAGAAGCTCAGCTCGGAGATGTAGAGCAGCGACGCGTAGAGCTTGAAGCCCGGCTTGATCTCCGCGTTCTCGTCGAGGATGCCGACGAGGCGGTGGGGGACGGCGGAGACCAGGACGAGGCGCTCGCGCCAGGTCTGCTTGCCCATCGGGGTGTCCTGGGCGAGGTCGATCTCGCCCTTCTCGGTCTTGAACTTCGTGGGGGGCTTGTTCCTCATGTTCGGTCCTCTCAGATCTTCATGGTCGTGTACGGGATCTTGCCGCCCTTGTGGGCGGGCCAGTGGCTCAAGAGCCAGCGGATCTTGCCACAGAGCGCAGCGAGCTGCTTGATGTACTTGTCCTCGAAGACGATCACCATCGGGTGCTTCTTGCCGTAGTACTTCCGGAGCACCCGACCCATCGTCTGTTGGAGCACGCCCTTCTTCGCGAACGGCTCGACGAGGAACAGCGTGTCGAGCATCGGCTTGTTCAGCGCCTGCTTGCCCAGCGTCATGATGGCGATGACGGGGTTGCACTCCCTGATACGCCGTCTGCGCTCCTTTCCTTTCACGTCGCCGTTCACCACGCCGGCGTTGGGGAAACGAGCGCCCAGGATCTCGGTCATCTCCTTGCTGTGCGCGAGCACGAGCACCTGACGGTCCGAGTCGAGGGCGGCCTGGATGTCCTTCACGATGCGATCGGTGCGGCCGTCCTTGTTGGTGCGCGCGATGAAGCCGTACGTCATCCCGAAGTGGAACTTGTTCGTCTTGTCGTGCGTGTTCTCGTGGACGACCTTGTCGGCGAGGTTGAGGGTCGTCGGGAGCTGGCGGAAGACGAAGTCAGGACGCAGGTCCGGTGTGAGGTACGTGTAGACCACCTCGCCGATCGTGTATCGGAGCAAGGTGTCGAAGCCGTCCTCGCGATCCGGGGTCGCGCTGAGCCCCCATCGCCTGCCGTGGAACGGCGGGATCGCGTTGTTGAAGTACGGAGCGCCCATCACGTGCGCCTCGTCGGAGATGATGACCCCGAAGTGGTGCAGCATCTCGGGAGGCAGGCGGTCCTCGTCGGCACGCTTCGCCAGGGTGTTGACCTGGGCGATCGTGATCGCCTTCTTCCAGTTGAACTTCCCGCCGCCGACGTACCCGATGTCCTTCGAGTCGATGCCGAGGAAGTCCTCGATCTCTTCCATCCACTGCTCGGCCAGGCCCTCGTCCGTGACCGTGATGAGGATCGGTACTCCGAGCTGGGCGGCGCTGTGTAGGCCCACCACCGTCTTCCCCGCACCGCACCGCAGGCAAAGAATGCCGTCATGCGTGGCGAGCAGAGCCGCGCTCCCTCGCCGCTGGTAGTCCTTCTCGGGCTCCTTGGCGTCGAGGACGACGCGACTGGTGAAGCTCACCTTCGGGAACGATCGCACGCGTGCGTCGTAGATCTTGAAGGGCAGCTTCGACAACGTCTCCATGCGCAGGTAGTTGCGGGGGACGCGGAAGTGGTGAGGCTCGTCCCTCCACGCTTCGATCGCTTCGTTGTTGCGACCGACGTAGGTGAAGGTCGACTCCACCTGCGCCTGCGCGACGTGCGTCTTCGGGAGCCAGAGCCACGAGTCGATGTACCCGACGCCGGGTTCGCGCTTGTAGAACGTCGTCATGATAGAGGTGGGGCGGCTTTCGCCGCCCCCGATCACTTCCTTCGTCCGAAGAGGTCGACGGTGCGAGAGTAGTCGTAGACGTGCCAGCCGGTCGAGGCGATCCAGCCTTGAGCGACGTTCTTGAAGAGGCGGCCGAGAACGGACTCCTCCTCGTGGGGCAGGAACGTGGGCGAGACGCCTCCGCTGTGCGAGGGCATCGGCGCAGCATAGGGCGTCTGCATCGCCACCGGCCACTCCACCGGCGGCTGCACCGGGTACGGCAGGGGAGCCGGCACCTGGAACGGGGTGGGCAGCACGGCACCGGGGCGAGGCGGGCCGTCTGCTTTCGGGATCGTGGTGGGCGCGGTGCCCCAGGCACCCCAGCCCTTCAGGTGGTCGGCCAGGTTGGGCGTTCGGCCGAGGAGCTGGCTGCCGTTTCCTCTGTCGCCGAAGGGCTTGGGTTCGTTCGTGTGGACGGGGAGCGATCTACGATCGCTCGTCATGGACTTCGCGCGGATCGTGGCCGCGACGCATTCCGCCTTCGACTTGCACTCGTTGTAGTACTCGCCCTTGTACCAGCCTCCGTTGCACATGTTCGCGGTCGAGCTGCTCCCGGGCGTCTCGTACTCGGCCCAGGACGTGCAGTTCTTCGGGCTTCCAGTCGGACCGAGCAGGGTGAGCCCGGTCTGGGGTCGCTGCATAGTACCTCCACCTGCTGATAGGCTCGTTTGACCGCTTTCCCCTCTCCGAGATACGCTTCGGGCATGCGAATCGCCGGGATCGTGCTCGACCTCTACGACGATCCGAAGGGTGTCGTCCTTCGGAACAAGCTCGCGTCGTCCGACCGTCAACTGCCGCCGAAGCTCGCTTCGGCTCGCGTCCTCAGCGCCGAAGAGCTGGAGCGCCTGCCGGACCGGCTCTTCGCCATGGTCGCGACCAACGGCGACGAGGTCGTCCGCAAGTACGCGATGCACGACGAGGCACACCTCGTCCTGTCGATGATCTACTTCGACGAGGCCGGGCACCTCCTTCCTCCCGAGGTGCAGCAGAAGGTCGCGGCGAACCTGATCAATGGCTGCTCGTGGTATGCGATGGATCCGCCCGAGGCGCTGGTGAAGCGCGCGATGATCGGCGGAGCCCTCACGGCGCTCACCGCGGGCATGGGCGTCATGGACATGGCGTCGAAGGCGCGCGAGGGGGCACAGCAGGGCCGGGAGCGCATGGAGGCGTTCCGTCAGGCGCAAGCGAGCGGCACGAAGACCTCGTCGGGCCGGGAGATCCAGCTCTCGCTGGATCAGGACTCCGCGATGCAGCGCGGCGAGGGTCCCGAGAGCGGGCACATCTGGGACGCCTTCTCGCACTTCTCCGATCTCGAAGCCACGCACCGCAAGCTCGATGCCCAGCTCGCGAAGCGCGACCAGCCGGATCCGGTGCTCGGCGGGCACCCCCACCGCCACAAGAAGGCCGATCTCGTCGGGACCGAGGCGATGCCGCAGGCGACCCTGCGGTCGGGGAGCGGCCGGCCGTCGCCGACCTCGCGCCTCAACCTCCCGATGAAGACGGCAGCGGGGAAGATCGCCGCGGTGATGGTCCCCGAGGGCTGGGTCCACGCCGGCGACATCACGCGGGCCGAGGCGCCGGTGACGGTGAAGAAGGCGAGCCACACGCGCTTCGCCCTTCCCCACCTCCAGCGCTACCCGATCGACAGCGCCGCCCTCGTCACGAAGGCGGCGTCCTACTTCGACGAGCACCTCTTCGACTTCCCGCTCACCGAGCGACGCGTGTTCGCGCAGTCGGTCGTGTCGCGCGCCGACGAGCTGGGGGTGAAGGTCGCCGGGCGCGTCCTCGACTACGCCGGCGAGGGCTACGGCCCGAACCTCGTGCCCGAGCTGCACGCCCGCATCCACCAGTTCGAGGGGACGGGTCACGAGGCGGTCTACGAGCTGCTGCTGGAGAAGCGCGCCGAGGTCGATCCGATGATCATGGCGGAGATGCTCCGCGAGGCCGACGAGGAGACCGGCGCGTCCCGCTCGTACGGCCGGCCGGGCGTCGGGCTGCTCGATCCGTACGCGGCCGTCTACGGTGGCGCGAAGGTCGCGGCCAAGAAGCCGAAGGAAGAGGAGACGTACTCCTGGAACGAGGGAGGCGACTACGTCTCGGGCATGCAGCTCATGGCCCTGGCGAAGCAGGGGCTCAAGCTCAACGAGATGTTCGGCGCGGGGTTCGCCGACGAGTTCCAGAAGGACCCGATCGGGGTCTTCAAGAGCATGCCGAGCCCCCAGAAGGTGGTACTCTCGCGGCTCGCGGGCGACAGCAACGCCGGCACGTTCAGGGTCTGAAGGAAGAACACAGGAGGATACGATCATGGGACTTTCCAAGGCATTCGGCAGCAAGTCGCCCGCTCGCCCGCACCTCGTCGTCGGGCCCGGGGGTCAGGCGAACGAGATCGAGAAGCTGCGGTCGGACGTCGACGAGGCCTTCCTCTCGCTGGAGAAGGGCGGCATCATCGTCAAGTACTTCACCCAGGTGCCGACCGACGCGGTCGACGCCGACGGGATCAAGACGACCTTCGTGTCGTCGGTCGCGCCGGTCGTCCTCACGGGCACCGACTTCGACGGCATCCTCGCCCCGGGCACCGGCTCGGCGCTGATCAAGTCGCCCAAGCGCGTGACGCTCACGGTCGGCGGTGGCGGCACGCCGGCTCACTGGACGGGCGGCGATCTCGTCTTCACCGGCAAGGACGTCGACGGCAAGGCGCTCAGCGAGACCGTCGCGTCGGGCGCGGGCGCGGGCACCACGACCACGGTCAACTACTTCGCCCAGCTCGACAGCGTGTCGATCCCGGCGCAGGGCGGCGCGCTCGCGCAGCTCACGCTCGGCGTGGCGGCCGACGCCGCGAACATCGCGTCGCTCGTCGCCTCGACCTCGGCGCAGGTCATCGACACGAACGCGGAGTTCAACCGCGCGCGCGTCGGCAACCGTCCGATGCCGTACGGTCGGCGCATCTCGTTCATCTTCGGCGCCAGCGCGGACTGGATCACCTCGAACATCACGATCGAGGGTCTCGACGTCCGCGGCAAGCGGATCTCCGAGACCATCGCGGTCCCGAACGGTGGCGGCGGCACCGTGAACACCACGAAGTTCTACGCCCAGGTGCTGAAGATCAGCATCCCGGCGCAGGGCGGTTCGGTGGGCACGGCGACGGTCGGCTTCCTCAACACCGAGCTGGGCGTGGACGTCAACCCGCTCAGCGACGTCGAGGCGGTCGCGGTCATCCGCGAGGCGAACGATCCGGGCACCGGCGTGTGGGCGGTGCCCGCGGCCGGCGCGCTCGATCCGGAGAGCGTCACGAACGCGGACCCCTACGGGCGCTACATCCCGGCGACGGCTCCGGACGGGATCCGCAGCTACGTCATCGCCTACCTGCCCTCCCCCGCCTGATCGATGAGCATCCTGCTCGACGAGAGCAGCATGCGGGTCTGGCCTCCTCGTGGGGCCGGATCCGCTGCTGCGTCGGGTGGCTCGGACGAAGCGCCACCGCCCGAGGAGGCCATCAGCATCGAGTCGCTGGTGTCCCGGGCGGTGTCGTGCGTCGACGAGGAAGAGAAGACCGCCGCGCTCAAGAGCGACGCGTCGATCGACCTCGCGGGCCAGGTGCCGTCCATGAAGGACATCTGGCGGCATCCCAACGCGCACCCGATCGTCCTCATGCTGCTCCTGCTCGACAAGTACGGGCAGGAGTACCTGGAGTGGCATCCCGACGTCCTCAAGATGACGCTGGAGCGAGACGGGATCGCGCTCTCCAACAAGGTCTGGAACAAGATCCTGGCCGGACGAGTCGTGCTGATGTCGCCGTCGCCGTGGCGCCAGTGGGAGGTCTTCCACTGGGTGTCGCGTGCGCTGAGCGGCGAGAGCCCGAACTTCGTCTTCTACGAGGAGGCTGAGATCGGTCACCTCGTGGTCGGGATGGAGATCATGAAGCTCGTCGACCCGAAGCGTCAGACCTCGTACGAGGTCGACAAGTTCGTGGCCGCCGTCTTCAAGCACGAGGGGATCCCGTTCATCCCGGCACCGCTCGACTTCGCCCAGCGTGAGCTGGAGGAGCCCAAGATCGAATGCACCCACTGCCTGGCCGTCCATCGTGACGACAACGACGTGCGGTGCGTGACCTGTGGGGAAGCGAAGCTGCGCAAGATCCCGTTCGAGTTCGAGGAGCTGAAGGCCGAGTGCAAGCAGCTCTGGGACGCGCGCAAGAAGCTGCCCCTGGCGGATGCCGTCGAGAACCTTCCTGACACCGGTGCCGGTTCTGCGGTATACCGGTTGCTGGTCGAGTGGGACCTCGTCAAGACCGTGAAGTCCCAGATGATCCAGCAGCTCAGGATGATCGGCGGCAGGTGATGAACGCGTACGACGTCTTCTACGAGGAGGTCACGAAGTCGGCGACAGCCACACGGGCGCTCACCCGTGCTGCTCGCTGGCTGACCGAATCGCCCGGGCGAACCGCCCTGGTCGGTGCCGGAGTCGGTGCCGCCCAGGGCGCGCTCATGCACGGGGACGAAGGCGTCGGTGCGGCAGCCCTCAAGGGCGGCCTTCGAGGGGCGGCGGTCGGTGGAGCTGCCGGCGGGCTCGGGCGCGCCTACCGCGACACCCGTCTGCTCAACCCGGCGCTGTCGTCGGGCGCGGCGGTGGGCGAGACCGCGAAGCGGATCGGTCAGGGCATCAAGGACTTCGGCAAGCGTCAGATCCACGGCTTCACCGGCGCGTACGCCGACCAGGCCGGTGAGATCGGCATGCGCAGTCGAGCTGCTGCGTCCAAGAAGATTGATCTCCTTCGCAAGCGCCAGGCCGATCTGGCCGCTCACGGAGAGCTGACCGACAAGGCGAAGAAGAAGCTCGTCGAGGAGGCGAAGGGTCTCCGCGAGTGGGGCGCCGGCGGAGACGCGGCGCTCAAGGCGGGGATCACGAACATCCCCGGCATCGTGAAGGGCATGGCGACGCGCCCGTTCTCCACGATGAAGGCGATGGGCAAGGACATGGTCGGCGGAGGCGGAGCCCTGGGTACCTCGGTCGCGCTCGGGCTCCCCCTCGCCATCGCAACTCCCGATCTGGCTCGCGGAGACGAGAGTGCGCACGGCGGGCGGTCCATGAGGCAGAAGCTCGTGGGCGTCGGCTCGGGTCTCGTCGGAGGCGCACTCACCGCGGGCGTTCCCGTTCTTCCCCAGCTCGTGGGCGGCGTGGCCGTCGACGCAGCAGCGAGCAAGGCGCTCGGCGGGAAGAAGCGTCTCGCGAAGGCCTCTCGTGAGGCCGGACAAGAGGCGATCAACACCACCCTCGGCGTTCCCGGAGGGACCTGATGTTCTTCAGCGGCGTTTCAGGTTCTGCCCTCGGCATGGGTGGTCGGATGGCGGTGAGCGGCAACGCGAACCGCAGCGAGATCCTCGGCCGTAGGTACCAGCCCTTCGCGAACCCCTTCTTCGATCAGGCGAGCACGTACACGCCGCCGTCGATCAAGGCACTGTTCGGGTTCTGTCGGTTCTACTTCCTGACGCACGGCATCATCAACGCCGTCGTCACCAAGGCCGCCGAGTACCCGGTCACCGATCTCATCCTCCAGCACAAGGACGAGGGCGTCCGCTCGCGGTGGGAGGAGCTGCTGCTGGGCGTGATGAACTACCGCGTCCACCAGTACGAGATCAACCTCGACTACTTCGTCTACGGCAACGCGTTCCTCAGCGCGAGCTTCCCGTTCCGCAAGAAGCTGATCTGCGGCAACAGCATGTGCCGCGCAGAGCACGACTGCCTCAACGTCCGGCCGAGCTGGCGCTACATCAGCGGTCGGTTCTGGTTCCAGTGCCCGACCTGCGGTCAGACCGACTTCGCTCGGAGCCGCGACGACTACTATCCGAAGTACAGCGAGATCGGTCTGATCCGCTGGAACCCGGAGTACGTCCACATCTTCTACAACGAGGCCACCGGCCGGATGGACTACGGGCTCGACATCAGCCCGGACTTCCGCGCGCAGGTCATGATGGGCCGCAAGGATCTCGTCGCGACCACACCCGAGATCTTCCTCGAAGCCGTCCGCACGCACCGTCAGCTCGTGTTCGACAAGTCCGAGGTCTTCCACATGCGGAGGCCCGGGCTGTCCACGATGTCGCGCGGCTGGGGCATCCCGCTGCTCATGCCGGTGCTGAAGGATGCCTTCTACATCCAGGTGATGCGCAAGGCGCAGGAGGCCGTGCTCCTCACGCACCTCGTGCCGCAGATCTTCCTGTTCCCGCAGCCGGCCACCGCCGGCGCGGATCCGTTCACGACGGTGGACCTCGCGAACTGGCGAGACCACATCCGGCGCGAGCTGGCGCGCCAGCGCGTCGACCCCAGCTACTACGGCATCCTGCCGTTCCCGCTCGGTCACCAGGTCATCGGCGAGAACGGGCGCAGCCTGCTGCTGATGCCGGAGATCCAGCAGATGTACGAGATCATGGTGGCGGGCCTCGGCTTCCCCATCGATCTCGTCTTCGGTCACGGCACGTACGCCGGCACCAGCGTGTCGATGCGCATGCTGGAGAACTTCTTCCTCTCGAACGTGCTCGGCCATCACCGCCTGCTCGACTGGGTGCTGAAGCGGATGGGCGCGTACATGAACTGGCCGCTGCCGCAGGGCCGCTTCAAGCCGTTCCGCATGGCGGACGATCTCCAGCGCCAGGCGATGATGATGCAGCTCAACCAGTTCGGGAAGGTGAGCGACGCCACCCTGCTCTCGTACACCGATCTCAAGGTCGAGGACGAGGCGGAGCTGATGCTCAAGGAGGCGAAGGTCAAGGCGGAGGCGCTCCGACAGAAGACGCTCGTCGAGGCCGAGGCCCAGGGTGAGGCTCAGCTCGTGATCGCCAAGTACCAGGCACAAGCCCAGGCGGCGATGCAGAAGGGCATGCTGAAGGAGACCGCGCCGAAGCGGACGCCGTTCGACGAGATCCAGGGTCAGAGCGCAGCAGCCCAGCCGGGCGGCTACTCGATGGACGCCGTCGCGGCGGCTCTGGCGAACAAGATCAAGACGATGCCGCCCGAGCAGCAGAAGGTGTACCTCCAGCAGCTCCAGCAGAAGGCCCCCGAGATGGGCGAGCTGCTGGCGCAGCAGGGGCTCATGATGCCGCCCGAGGCCGGGGCGGTCCTGCCGGGCCAGGACGGCTCCCAGGGCGCGATGCCGGCCCCTCCGGCGGTCGACATGCGCCCGATGCCCGAGCAGCTCCCTCCGCGCCGCGCAGGGGCCGTCTGAGGGCAAAGTAGACGGGCGAAGCCCGGGGCTGTCCCCGGGCTACGACCACAGCTTGTAGAGGTTCGGCGGGGTGTAGTCCGCCAGGACCCTCTCGATGTGCTTCCACTGGGGGTGGGAGCGTACGGCGTTCTCGATGTCCGGGCTCGATGCCCCGTGCGGCTTCAGGAGCGCGAGGAACGAGATCGTGTCGTTCTCCGTGACGTCCCGCAGAGCCTCACGGACCATGATCGATTCACGGTTCATGCGGTGCAGACGGTCCATCACTGTCTCCCAGTCGGCGATCGACGAGGCGTCGGTGATGCGGAGGTTCTTGGCGGCGCGGTCCGCCTCGTTCTCGATGTTCGGCAGACGCTTCACTCGGCCTGGGTGATCGGTGAGGAAGCGCCTGAGCACGACCGGCCCGAGCTTCTCGGCGTACGGCAGAGCCGCAGCCCGCAGCCCAGGCTGCTTCGTCACCGGCTCGATCAGCATCCAGTCCATCTCGTCGAGGATGTTGATGATCCCGATTGAGCGCACAGCGCGGACCTCGTCGATGGTGGGGGCGCGCCCGATGCGCTCCAGGATCTCCTTGCGGACGTCCGGAGCGCTCTGGGCGAGCTGGCGCAGGCCCATCACGTAGTGCTCTTCGGAGGTGTCGCTTCGGAAGAGCGCCACCATCTTCCGCGACCCTTGGAGATCGTCGAACAGGCTCGCGGCTCTCTGTGGCGTGCAGAGCCGGACGAAGACGGCCATGTCCGCGTAGCGGAACCCGCCCTTCTTGTCGCCGGTGCACAGCTTGCGGGCCTGGTCGAACGCTGCCTCGCGCATGGCAGGCAGCACGTCGCGGTTCTTCAGGCCCGAGATCATCGCGAACGCTTCGATGTTCTGGGGCCCGAGCCGCTGCTTCAGGCGGTGGGTGTAGCTCTCGGGCGTGAACGCACCTTCGAGGTAGAACGAGTCGACCTGATCATCCATCGCGACACGAGGGAGCCGAAGCTCCTCGAAGTCGGGGATGACCCAGGTGCGCGTCATGTTCCGATCCGTGAACCACTTCCCCCAGTCCATCTTGCCGAGGTCGGGGTCGCGGAAGAACTCCGGCATCTTCGCCGCCGCCCACCGATCCCGCGACTTGATCAGCGCCGCACGCTCTTCGAGGACGAGCTTCGCCGCTTCCTCGTTCCCGAACACGGCGTAGTACGCGGCGATGTGGAGCGGGTCGCTGAGTCCGTGATCGTCGTCGGTCTTGTACGGGTTCTTGTACCCGATGCCAGCCGTTCGTAGCCGCACCGGGTTGATCCCGTACGCCACCGCCTTCGACCACGTCACGTCGCTGTCGAGCTGGCTGGTCTCCTGCACGAGGCCCAGGATCTGTCGTAGACGATCCCCGGACGCCATGAGCATCGCGTCGAAGGTCCGGTTCTCCGAGACGCTGATGTAGCTGTACCTGAAGAACCGCTCTCGGATGATCTGGTTCGCCAGGTTCTGGATGAGAGAGATCACCATGAGACGTCCATGAAGAAGTTGCGCCCCCAGGGCTGAGGTCGACCGTTCTGCGGGATGACCCAGATCGTGTTGGGGTAGGCCCGCTCGGGCAGGAAGATGTGCCCGTCCGTGAGGCATGCGCAGGCCTTCGGCTTGAACTTGTCGTACAGCTCGAAGACGCCGCGCACCGAGGTGTGGCTGTGGGCTCCGGAGAGGAACTTCACGTTCTCCAGGATCTTCGCCGGATGCTTGGTCCGATGGACCTCGCGGACCACGGCGTCGAAGGTCACGACGATCGTCTCGGTTGCGCGCATTGCTGCGGGCATCACGTTCGAGATGAAGGTCTTCATCAGGGTAGGTCCGACGGAAGCCGAGACGTCGATCGCGAGCAGGAGCTTCTGTTCCTTCACCGACCGCATCGACGGCAGCGTGATGTCGGGGAAGTATCTCGCCTTCGGAGGGGCGTACGTCGGCATGTCGTAGCCCATGTCGGCGAGGAGCCGGCCGCGCAGCAGCCTCGACCAGGGCACGCTGCCCTTGATGATCTCTTCGAGTCGGCTGGATACGGTCTTGCCGAACATCTGCTCCAGCGTCTGGTTCTTCACTTGCTGCTGGATCAGGACGGCCTGCTGAAGCTCCTCGGTGAACTTCCGGCGGAACTCCTCCTCCTCCTGACCGACCGTCGACTTGTTCTCCGCGTCCCGATCGAACAGGAAGTCGGTGCCCTTCTCGATCTCGCCCTTGCCCTTCGCCGGAGCCGGCATGGGGTGCTTCTTCTCGATGAGGGCGTCGTAGATCTGCTCGGCGGTCATGTCCTTCGCCCACTCCGGCGGGATCACGCCGTCCTCCGGCGGCTTCCACTGCTTGCCACCGTCTCGCGAGAGGATGCTGCACGCCTCTCGGACGACCACGATGTCCGCGGCGATGTTCCAGACCTTGCGGTTGCGATCACCGCATCGGGCGACGTGGTTGAAAAAGATGTGCAGCCACTCGTGGAGCGTGTCGAACACGCGCCCGTCGTGCTCGTTCTTCTTGATCCACTTCGGGGCGTAGTGCACGCGGCGCCCGTCGGTGGCCATGGTGTCGATCGTGGGGTCTTCCACGACCTCTACGGCCTCTCCCAGGTAGGAGAGGCCGCAGAGCGGGAAGAACAGCAGCAGGTCCTGGAGGGCCCGCCGGAACATCTCGTAGGCCTCACGGTCCTTGATGCTGTTCTCGATGATCACGACGTGGTTCCTTGGTCTGTGGCAGCCGAGATCTTGCTGCCCGGGACGGCCTTCTGCTTCCCGTCGGAGGTCAGCGTGTACTCGGCGAGCATCTCGTCTCCCGTCTCGGGGAAGTGGCTCGCGATGTTCACGCGGACCTTGTGCTTGAGCTGCACGATCAGCGCGACGCGCATCTCGCCGTCGAGAGCAGGGACCCACTTCTTCAAGCCCACGTGCTTCTTCTCGACGCCCTTCACGTTGAGGTACTGGGCGACGGCGAAGACCGAAGCGTACTGCTGCATCCGGCGAGCAGCGGCGTCGCCGGAGAGCTGAAGGTTCCCGCGGTGTAGGATCTCCTGGACGTCGACCTTCTGGATGATCTCGTACCAAGCCCAGAAGTCGTTCGCGACGTGGTCGCCGACCTTGCGCGCGACGATGCCCTTCCAGTTCTCCTTCGCTCCGTTCTGGAACACGTCCTCCACCGGGTTGAAGTACTCGAAGAGCTGCTGCGAGGCCTCCCACCACCCGCGCGGGGTGGGGAACCGCGCCACGCCTTCCTTCCACTCGTGGAGGTGGGCCGGCTTGAACTGGAGGTAGCCGATCACGGCTTCGTGGATCTCGCCGCTGTCGCGGCCGTACTCGGTGAAGCTGAGGATGTCCGGTGCCATCTCGATGATGGTCATGCGGGTCCGCAGCGACTCCGAGATCTCGTTCGCGTAGATGTCGTCGTCGAGCCTGTTCCCGGCGCCCATGATGAGGGTGCCGGGGTGCAGGTCCTTGTCGCGGAACTTGCGGTTCGCGGTGACGCCGAGCAGGGCGCCCTGCACGACCGGCGGAGCCTTGTCGAGGTCGTCGAAGAAGAGGAAGCCCGGCTGGATGCACGCCATGGCGGCGTAGCGGTTCAGCACCCACTCCATGTACGCGCCCCGCGCGCCGGCCTTCTCCGACTCGGTGCCGTTCTGCATCAGCCACCGGATCATGCCGGGAACGGGCACCCCCGACACGTCCGTGGCGTCGCTGTTCTCGCCGCAGTTGATCGCGAGGAGCGTGAGCGAGTAGTGCTCACAGGCGCGACGAGCGATGGCGGTCTTGCCGCCGCCCACCGGCCCGAGGAGCAGCGGGTTGTTGAGCGGGTGTTCGACGCCCTTCTGGATCAGCTTCGTCTGCATCTCCAGCTCGCGGCGTACCAAGATCTCGGCCGGCTTGAACCCGTACGTCGTCATTCGTCCTCCTCGTCTTCCTCTTCTTCGTCTTCGTCTTCGTCGTCTTCGGCTTCCTCGGCGTACATCGCCTGTTCGACGAGATCCGTGTAGCACTGCTCGTGCGCGTACTTCGTGACTGTCTCGTCCGTGACGAAGCCGAGCTGGTTGTTCGGCAGCTTCACGATCTGGAGCTTGGCGTCCGGGTCCGGCACGAACATCGGGACGTCGAACTCTCGGCTCGGGAAGATCATCCCCGGGATCATCATGATGACGGGGGTGCCCACCCCGACGTTCTCTTCCCCACAGAGATCGCACGGGGCGGTGATGTCGTCGAAGCCCTCGAAGTTGTTCGGGGGCTCCGCTTCGGCTTCCATCTGCTCTCTGCTGATCTTGTCCTTCATTCAGCCTCCGATGAGCCATCTCCAGAACGGGCTGTTTGTCACGGCGTCGACCACACCGAGGGCGAAGCCAGCGGCGAACGACCAGAACACGACCGAGAAGAGGCTCACCCGGGTTCCTCCGAGAGGCCCTCGATGGACTTCTCCAGCGCCTCGTTCAGGTCGTTCTCGAACCTGGTCAGGCTGTCGTCGTGCTCGTACTGGTCCTGGTCTTCGGCTTCCTTCGTCTGTTCGTTGGGATCGTGCATCTGGTCCTCCACGCCTGCTGATAGCTGCGAGGACGCTCGCGTTGACCCATATTCGAGGGCGCGGGTAGACTGCGTGGGTGCTGACATCGGACCCCCACCACCAGTTCGAGGAACTGAAGGATCAGCTCCTTCAGCAGATCGGCCAGACTTTCCCGGTGAAGGACCGGTCGGGTCGGTTCGAGGTGCGCGTGAGCGACCTCAAGATCGAGGATCGTCTCGGGGTCGACGACATCAAGGACCAGTTCAAGGCGAAGATGGAGGGCCGGTCGTGGGCCGCTCCCGTCGTCGGAACGATCGAGATCGTCGACACCACGTCGGGGAAGACGCTGGTCAGCAAGAAGAACTCGCCGGTCGCCAAGATCCCGAAGCTGACGCGTCACTACAGCTACATCATCGGCGGGTCGGAGAAGTTCATCGCGAACCAGTGGCGCCTGCGTCCGGGCGTCTACGTGAAGGCGACCGAGAAGCCCGGCGAGTTCGAGGCGCAGTTCCAGCTCGCCAAGGGCCGCAGCTTCGATCTCCAGACCGGTGACAGTGGCGAGATCTACATGAAGCTGGGGTCGCGGAAGATCCCGCTCTACAGCGTTCTGAACGCCATGGGCGTCGACGACGAGGCGATGAAGAAGGCGTGGGGTGCCGACGCCTACGAGGCATCGCGCAAGAAGGCCAACGTCGCGCGCGACCTCAAGTCGCTCTACGAGACCTGGCGCAAGGAACCGCTCGGGGAGAAGGCCGATCCGGTCCTGGAGACGAAGGCCATCTTCGAGGGCACCCGCATCGATCCGGTCGTGGCGCACGCCAACGTCGGTGTGAAGTCCGAGCGGGTCGACGGTAGCGTGCTCTTCGAGGCGTCGAAGAAGCTGCTGGACGTCGCCGCCAAGCGGAAGGATCCGGACCCCATCGACAGCCTCCGATACAAGGAGCTGTGGACCGCGAAGGACCAGTTCGTCGATCGGATCGCCAAGGCCGCACCCGACATCGAGTCTCGGATCCAGCGCGCGCTGGGGAAGCCCACGGTTCAGCGTCGTCTGGCGTCGGGCGACCACAGCGTCCTGCGCGACGTGTTCATGCCCGACCTCATCCAGCGCCCGCTCTACCACGTCTTCACGACGTCCCTGGCGGCGAACGGGAAGCAGACGAACCCCGTCTCGATGCTCTCGGACCGGTCCATGGTGACGATCACGGGACCGGGCGGCATCCAGAACCCGCACGCGCTGTCGAAGAGCAACACGTCGCTCGACCCGTCGCACCTCGGCTTCCTCGACCCGGTGTTCACGCCCGAGTCGAACGCCGGCGTGAACACGCACCTCACCTTCGGTGTGTCGATCAAGGATCGGAAGCCGTACGTCCGGCTCTACAACACGAAGACCGGGAAGATGGAGGACGTCGACGCCGCGACCGCGGCAGTCTCGAACGTTGTCCTCCCCGACCAGGTGCGGTGGGAGAAGGGCACGCCGAAGCCCCTCAGCAAGACGGTCCGGATGTCGGACTCCCGCGGCCACATGCGCGACGACATCGCGTTCTCCTCGGCCGACTACGTGATGCCGAGCGCGGCGCAGGTCTTCGCCGTCGAGACGAACCTCGTGCCGTTCATGCAGAACGACAGCGCCGGACGCTCGACGATGTCGGCTCGGCACATGGCCCAGGCCATCTCGGTGGTCGGCCGTGAGCCGCCCAAGGTGCAGGTCGAGGCCGGCGCCGGGAAGTCGTTCGAGGCGATCATGGGCTCCGGGTTCCTCGCGCACCGCGCCAAGGCGGACGGTGTGGTGAAGGAGATCAAGAAGGACGAGATCGTCATCCAGGGCAAGGACGGGACGCATTCGGTTCACCTCTATCACCACTACCCAACGAACGATCCGAAGGGCCAGCTTCACAGCTCGCCGCTGGTGAAGCCGGGGGACCGCGTCCGAGCCGGGCAGATCGTCGCGGACAACAACTACACGAAGAACGGCACGCTCGCGCTGGGCGCGAACCTGCGCGTGGCGTACCTGGCCAACGGCTCGAACCACGAGGACGGCATCGTCATCTCGCGAAGCGCCGCCGACCGCTTGGCGTCCGAGCACCTCTACAAGCCCAGCATGCTCCTCTCCGACACCCACGTGCTCGGGAAGAAGGAGTTCCTGATCGGCAAGCCGGGGGTCTACTCGAAGGATCGCATCGACAAGATCGGTGACGACGGCATCGTCAAGCCCGGTACGAAGGTGAAGCCGGGCGACCCGCTCGTGCTGGCGCTCGGCGAGGTCATGCTGCCCGGGACCGCCGACATCAACGCGAAGTACAAGATCGGCAAGCGCCTCCGCAACAAGTACCAGAACAGCTCGATGGTCTGGGACGGCGACTACGAGGCCGAGGTCGTGCGTGCGGAGCGCGTCGGCAAGAACGTCGTCGTCCACCTCAAGACCCTGGAGCCGGCGCAGATCGGCTCGAAGATCTCCACGCGCCACAGTGCGAAGGGCATCGTCACGGAGATCATCGACGACAAGGACATGCCCCACGACGAGAAGGGCAAGCCCGTGGAGATGCTGATCAACCCGGTCAGCGTGCCCGGACGCATGAACCCCGGCCAGCTCCTGGAGACGGCCGCGGGGAAGATCGCGGACAAGACGGGACGCCCGTACTTCGTCCGCAACTTCCAGGGAGGCACCGACTACCTTAAGAAGATCCAGGACGAGCTGAAGCAGCACGGACTGAAGGACACCGAGACGCTCTACGACCCGAAGACGGGCCGGAAGCTCGGCGACGTGATGGTCGGTCCGCACTACGCCTTCCAGCTCGAACACCAGATCGACAAGAAGACGCACGTGCGCGCCGGCGGCTACGGCAGCGAGCTGCTCCAGTTCGACGCGCCGAAGATCCACTACGACAACGACACGCGTGTCCCTCGCGGTGGCGGCCACACCGGCGCGCAGAGCCTCGGCAGCCTTGGCATCTACGCCGCGCTGGCCGCCGGCCTGAAGGACAACCTGCGCGAGATGCAGACGCTGAAGTCGGACCAGCCGCAGGCCCGTGAGGTCTGGGGCGCGCTGGCGAACGGTGAGCGCATCCCGGCACCGAAGATCCCGTTCGTCTTCAAGAAGTTCGAGTCGATGCTCACGGGCCTCGGCGTGAACGTCGAGAAGTCGGGCGCTGAGATCCGCCTGATGCCGCGCAGCGACGCCGAGACGCGAGCCATGAGCCGTGGCGAGATCACGCGCCCCACCCGTAGCATCCGCGGCAAGGACGACAAGCCGGAGCAGGGCGGGCTCTTCGACCCGAACATCACCGGCGGTCCTGCGGGCCAGCACTGGGGCCACGTCGAGCTGGTCGAGCCGATGCCGAACCCGGTGTACGCCCGGGCCATCGCGCACACGCTCGGCATCAAGGAGACCGACATCCCCAAGATCATCGAGGGGAAGGCGAAGCTGCCGAACGGAGAGATCGGCGGCAAGGCGTTCCGCGACGCTCTGAAGTCGATCGACATCGACAAGGAGATGAAGGCGACGGCCGCGGCGCTGAAGGATCCCAAGGTGAAGGGCGCGCAGCTCGACAAGCTGCACTTCAAGTACCGCGCGCTGAAGACCGTGAAGGACGCCGGCAAGCGGCTCGACGAGGCCTGGACCATCAAGGCCGTGCCGGTGCTGCCGCCCGTGTTCCGCCCGCAGGCCACGCTGCCGGACGGGACGATCAAGAACAACCCCCTCAACGCGCTCTACAAGCGTCTCGGCATGGTGAACGAGTCGCTCAAGAAGGGCGAGGGCAAGGTTCCCTACAACAACACGCTCGATGCGCGCGCCGGTCTCTACCAGGAGCTGTCGAACCTCTTCGGCACCACGCCGAAGGGGAAGAAGGCGCTCGACCTCGACATGCGCGGCACGAAGGAAGATCCCGACAAGACGCTGCCCGGCATCATCCACATGATCTCGGGTGACCAGCCGAAGGACGGGTTCTTCCAGGACAAGATGATCGCGAAGAAGCAGGACTACACGTCCCGTGCGACCATCGTCGTGGACCCGAACCTGTCGGTGGACGAGATTGGTCTGCCGAAGAAGATTGCCATCGAGCTGATGCGCCCGATGGTGGCGCGCCGCCTCGTCCAGGCCCGCATCCGGCCGGACGAGGCGCAGAAGATGATCAGCCGCAAGGACCCCATCGCCATCAAGGCTCTGGAGCAGGAGGTCCAGCACCGTCCCGTCCTGATGAAGCGCGACCCCGTGCTGCACCAGTACGGTCTCGTCGCCCAGCGGGCGAAGCTCACCGACGACCCGGCGATCAAGGTGAGCCCGCTCATCCTGCCGCCGCTCGGCGGCGACATCGACGGCGACACCGTGGCGCTGATGGTCCCCCTCACCCAGGAGGCGATCGAAGAGGCGAAGCGCATCATGCCGTCGCAGCGCACGCTCAGCGACAGCTCGGGCGACGTGCTGTTCTCGCCGGCGAACGAGTCGGCCCTCAGCCTCTACCGCATGTCGATCCCCCGCGGGAAGCACCAGGGGGCGCTGAAGGACAAGGACGAGGCGGAGGCGCTGTTCCGCTCGAACCGCATCCACCTCAACCAGCAGATCCACGTGAAGGGCGTGGGCGACACCACGCTCGGACGGCTCCGCATCGCCGAAGTCCTGCCGGAGAAGTTCCGTTCCGACGTCCTCACCAAGCTCGACAAGCCGTTCGATCGCAAGGTCCAGGAAAGCATCCTGAAGGACGTCGCGAAGAACATGCCGAAGCACTTCGTCGAGACCGTCGACGGGATGAGCCGGCTGGGCTTCAAGATGGCCTACGAGTCGGGCCACACCGTCGGGCTGAAGGACATCGAGCCGCTGCGTGAGCACCGCGACAAGATCATCGCCGACGCCACCAAGGAGGTCGCGGCGATGAAGGCGCGCGGCGCGGACGCCGCAGAGACGACCGAGGCTTGGCTCCGGGCGACCCGGAAGATCCACGACGTCTACAACGACGTGCTCAAGGGCAAGCCCACGAACGTCTCGGACATGGCACCGGCGCCGCTGGGCTCCGGCATCAAGGCGAAGCGCGAGCAGTTCCAGGGGCTCATCATGGCCCCCATGCTGGTCGAGGATCACCTCGGCACCCCCTCGAAGGTGCCGATCACGAAGAGCTTCGCCGAGGGCATCGACCTCGGCGGCTACTTCCTCCAGGCCGCCGGCGCGCGTCGCGGCGTCATCCAGAAGACCGACTCGGTGCGCGAGCCCGGCTACATGAGCAAGCTGCTCGTGCAGGCGAACATCGACCAGCCGATCACCTCGGCCGACTGCGGAACGACCCACGGGATGTCGATGCCGGTGACCCACAAGGACATCGTGGATCGGCACCTCGCCAGCGACGTGAAGATCGGCGACCACCTGTTCAAGGCCGGCACGGTCGTCACTCCAGACGTGCTGTCGAAGGCCAAGGAGAAGGGTGTCGATCAGCTCGTCGTCCACAGTCCGCTGAAGTGCCGGATGCCGCAGGGCGTCTGCTCGAAGTGCATGGGCGTGCACCCCAGCGGCAAGGAGTATCACCTCGGTGAGAACGTCGGCATCGTGGCGGCCCAGGCGCTCGGTGAGCGAGCGGCGCAGCTCATGCTGAAGCAAACGCACGGCGGCGGTATCGTGTCCACGGCCGGCCACAGCGTCTCGGAGTTCAGCGACGTGCAGCGTCTCTTCGACGCCGCGAAGCGGGGGCGCGAGGACGCAGCCCTGGCTCCCAACAACGGCAAGATCGTCGGTGTCCACCAGAGCAAGGCGGGCGACTGGGTCATCCAGTTCGAGCGCGGCAAGGTGAAGACCCGGCAGAAGCCGCTCCCGCACGTGAAGCCGGGCACCGAGGTGAAGCGCGGCGACACGCTCACCGCAGGCGACCCGAACATCCACGATCTCCTGGCGACGAAGGGTCTCGACGCCGTCCAGGCTCACATGGTCGACAAGATCGGTACCATCTACGGCCGTGAGGGTGTGCTTCGTCGTCACGTCGAGCTGGCGGTTCGGAACGCCACGGGCGTCGTGCGGGTCACCGATCCCGGAGACCACGACGGCTACGTCCGTGGCGACTACGTCCAGAAGTCGGTGCTCGACGAGATCAACCGCGGCGTCCTCAAGGGCAAGGAGGCGGTGAAGTACCAGCCGATGCTGCTGCCCACGAAGATGATCCCGCTGCGCCGGCAGGAGGACTGGATCGCGCGCCTTCAGGGCGAGCGCATCGGCCAGAGCGTCCTGCGCGGCATCCAGCACGGCCACAAGTCGGACGTGACCGGACGACACCCCATCCCCGCTCTCGCCGTCGGTGTGACGGTCGGCGCGCCCGCCGACGCTCGCCCGTTCGGCACCGCTGCACGCTGATGGCACGGACCACTGGATCGCCGTCCCACAACCGCTTCTCGCACTTCCGGTGCGAGGAGTGCACGATCACGAACGTCAACCGCAAGACGTTCACGGTCACGGCCGAGTCGCGCCACACCGCCAAGACGATCGAGGATATCCAGGTCCTCGTGCCGTACCACCACTACGCCAACGGCGAGGGCATTCACCACCTTCCCGAGGTCGGCGCGATCTGCCTCGTCGGCTGGCCGAACGACAACACGCCGCCGTTCGTCATGGGCTACCTCGGGGCGGCGAGCGTGGAGCAGAGCACGGATGGCGCCCCCGAGCGCTCCACCGTGGCTGCCGAAGGCTCGGACACCGACGCCAGCTTCCGCTCGCGCCGCCCGCAGCTCAACCCGGGCGACATCGCGTTCACCACCCGAGACGAGAACTTCATCATCCTGCGGCGCGGCGGTGTCCTACAGATCGGTGCCACGCCGATCTCCCAGCGCGTCTACATCCCCGTCTTGAACTTCATCAAGGACTTCGCCGAGAACTACGAGATGCACACGTTCGGCGGCGACGTGTCGTGGACCGTGGGTCGTCAGGAGGACGATCCTTCGGGCGACGCACCCGCGACGTACACGTTCCACCTCAACGAGTTCGCCCAGGACGCGAAGGCCACGGTGCGCATCCAGCACATGCCGCTGGGCGGCAGCGACAAGGCGGCGTGGCAGGTGCACATCGCTCCGCAGGGCATCGATCGGGATGACGGCAGCGTCGAGAACGAGAAGTACTCGATGGTCATCACCACGGGGGGCAACTTCGCCGAGATCATCGGGGCAGACCGCAGCGTCCACGTGAAGGGGAACGACGAGCTGACCATCGACGGCAGCCGAACCACCGACATCACCGGCGACGACGTCACCACGGCGAACGGCAAGATCGAACTCATCGCGAGCCAGAGCGCCGTCCTCGCCGGCCTCATGGTGAAGCTCGCCAGCCGTAGCGCCAGCGATCCCGCCGTTCTCGGCCGCGAGCTGGTGCAGGTGCTGAGCACCGCGATGTTCATCGTGGATCCCACGACGAACCAGGCGACGCCCTCCCCGGCGTTCGTCGCAGCCCTCCAGACGATTCTGTCCAGGAAGGTGTTCCTGGAGTAAGGTGTGGTACCATGACCGCCATGGATCTCTTCGTCAGCAAGCCCCAGCTCACGTTCCCTCCGGCCTCGGCCACGAAGGCTGCGTCGGCTCAGCTCGACGAGGACACCGAGTCGTGGCCGCGGCAGATCCTCACGGAGCTGTTCCGCACGACCCCCGAGACGAGCGACTACACGCCCCGCGTCGAGATGATGAAGGTCGACGAGGAGCAGGGCTACGGGCTCGGCGTGATCGTGATCGAGAACGCCACCGACAGTTCGCTGTCGATCGCCCGCACCGGTCCGACGAGCAAGCGTGTCCTCGTGCCGGTCGTCATCAAGAACCACACGCTCTGCCCCCTCGATCTGATCATGCTCCGCTCGGGGCGCATGCTCCCGCTGAACGGCCACACGCTGCGCGAGGCGCTGTTCCGGCCGGAGACCTTCGAGATGATCACCGAGGACTGGGGCGACACCTCGCTCTGGAACCAGTTCTACCCGCCGGGCCGCTCCGACAACGACTTCGGCGCCGGCATCTCGCAGGGCATCGGCGGCACCCAGGGCGCCGTCACGTTCATCCAGGGCCCCGGCATGAAGCTCAGCGCGGACTATGTCCTGCTGAAGGCGCTGGCGAGCACGATGTTCGCGCCGGACATCGAGGAGGTCGCCAAGGCGGCCAGCGTGCCCGGCGTCGCCGACGTGATGGTCGACACCAACTCGGCGCTGTTCGGGGCCGCTCGCGTCCTGGCGGAGGCCGAGAAGACCGCCCTGCGCGACGCCAGCGGGCTCCTGAAGTCCGCGAGCGTCTCGGCCCGGCCGGACGTCATCCAGATGGGCTACGACGACGCCCAGGGCCGCTACTGGGTCAAGATGGCCAGCCGGTCGGCGTTCAGCGCGCCCCGCCCGGTGTTCATGGGCCGCGCCGAGGCGCTCAAGTTCGCCGGCGCCGAGGTCGTGTCGAAGGTCGACACTGAGGGGGTCGTGACCGTCAGTCCCACGCCGGTCAAGGCCACCGAGATCCAGCTCGACGCCTCGAAGTGGGCGATCGTCGACAAGCCCGGCATCTACAAGGTGAAGACGGTCCACGGCAAGGAGCAGGTCGGCTGGGTCATCCCGAACCTCGTCGATCTCGACGGCACCTTCGTGCCGATGTCCGTGTTCACCAACGGCGCGGCGGCGATGGTCCAGGACCAGATCGTCGGCGCACACGTCGCGGCCGGCGTGGACCTGCCGAGCGGTCCGGCGAAGGGCACCGGGATCTTCTACTGCTCGGGCCAGGGCGGGGTGCAGGGCACCGTGCCGGTGCTCGTGCAGGGTTCCGAGGAGGGGATGAGCGGCGGCTCGTCGTTCCTCGTCCGCAGCCTCACCGGCGAGGAGACTCGGATCCGCCTGGTGCCCGGCCTGGCGAAGATGGTCGTCCTCAAGGGCGAGTTCCACATGCCGGCGGGGGCGAAGTTCCTCCCGCTCAACGAGGAGACCATGGTGCCGCTCGTCTCGGACGTCAGCGGCATCTCGAAGACCGCCGCGGACATGACGCGGCCCACGATCACGCTGTTCGGAGGCGACGCCGACGAGGTGTCGGTGCGCTTCCAGGGGATGCCCAAGCTCGCAAGCGTCACGAACTCCCGTCTCACCCACGACTCGGCGGCCTTCCTGCTCTGCCTCGCCGGAGCGCCCGCCAAGATCGCCCACACCAAGATCGCAGCCGCCGCCATGGGCCACACCGTCGAGGTGCTCGGCCTGCACGACGTGCGTCTCGCGACCGATCTCATCGAACAGACCCGCAAGACCGCCTCCGACCGCAGCCGCGAGGTGATGGCCCTGCGCCGTTACCTCGTGAAGGAGGCCGCAGCGCTCCCGGATGCGATGACCGTCGACGCCGTCCTGTCGCTCGGCTTCATCAACTCCGAGAACGTGCGCACGTTCATCAGCAGCATCCCCTACCTGGAGAAGTGCCTCTCGAAGGTCTGCGAGCTGGTGCTCGGCAGCCGCCTCGGGCTCACGGAGATCCCGGAGTTCGCGGCGGCACGAGCGGCGCGCGCCCTCGACGAGGTGATCCAGGGTCTCAAGGCGCTCGCGCTGCGCGACGTCCAGGAGGGTGCATCGGCAGGTCGCTGATGCTCCGACACCCCGCTCGCCACTACATCTACTACCTGTTCTCGAAGAGGGGGATGACCACGTCGGACGTGGTCACCCACCTCGACGATCTCCGCATGCCTCTGCCCCAGCTCGACACCGAGCTGGTGAAGTTCATCCGGCGGATGGTGCGTGCTCGCCAGGAGATGGAGATCCCTCCGGGGTTCGACCCGCTGGCCGAGCAGATGAACCCCGACACGATCCGCTTCCTCAACCACTGGCAGATCGGGGACATGTGGCGGAAGGACCCCTTCGTGGGTCTCGCCATCGACATCCTCAGCGAGCCCGTGGTCCGCCGCATGATCGAGGCCCTGCTCCTCGGCCCCATCAGCCCCACCGCCATCGCGGCCCGGGTGAAGAACCGGTTCGGCTTCGACGAGTCGGTGATGAACGTGCGTGTGATCAACGCGTACGCGCACTACTTCTGGAACATCAGCGCGCTCAGCTCGGCGGAGTGGCGGACCCTGATCACGCGCTGGCTCCCCGACGAGAACAACAACGACTACCTCGGGGCGCTGGGATCTCCGCGAAGCCCCGCCGGCGCTGCGCTCACCCTGGCGCTCGTGGACCGCAGCGCGGAGAGCCTGAGCCCGGTCGTCCAGTACTCGGCGTTCCGAGACCACGGCTTCTCGCTCTTCATGGAGCACGCGCTACTCCAGACGCGTCCCTCGCTTCAGCGCACGCAGGGCGCGTTCATGGCGTTCAACATGGTGAAGATGGCCGACGAGGAGCTGACCAAGCATCGCGGCGGCTCGGCGGATCTGCTCGAAGAGTTCCGCAAGATCCAGACGCTGTACGATCCTAGTCGGATGACGTCGGTGAAGGAGCTGCCTGCTCTGGCACCTGCCGTCATCGACGTGAAGCCCGAAGACTTCGAGGAAGTCCCCGAGGTCCAGCCCGAAGACAAGGAGATCGCATGAGCATCGCACCGGCAACCGAGGAAGAGAAGGAAGTGCTCGACGGGGGCTCGCCCCTCCGCGGACTGAAGGACGCCATCCCCGATCGCATGGCGAAGCAGACGGCGGACTACGACGTCGTCTACGGGATCCGCGCCGACGACCAGGCGATGATCTTCCACTTCTTCCCGCCGGGGAGCGACCCGCCGAACAAGCTGGGCTCCTGGCGGGACGCCTACCGGATCCACGACCGCCTCGAAGCGGCCATCCCGAAGGCGTTCGACATCCGCTTCGTGAAGGCCACCTACACGAGCGAGCTGCGCAGCTTCTGCATCATCGTGCGGGGCCTCGGCCGTTCGATGGACCCCTGGCACTTCGTCCATCGCTTCTTCGAGGCGATCGACGCCCCTCTCTGATCGTCATCCGGTAGGCCTTCGGGAAGCCAACGGAGAACGACGTGCCATGCGCGCGGTTGTACTCCTTGATGAACTTCTCGGAGGCCTGGCGGAACTGATCGCTGGGAGGCAAACTGAACCGGAACCACATCACCCCGTCCTGATCTCGCCGGGAGTCGGCGACCGCACTTCCCAGCCAGGTCAAGAACAGACCGGACATGGCATCGAGACCCATCTTCGCCGACATCGACTACAGCTCCTTCGAGGGTGGGGACCGCTCGAAGCAAAGATACGTCGATGATCCGTTCGCCACCAGCGCTGCCCGGGCGGCTCGGTCGCCGGCGCAGATCGCGCTGCGCACCTCCCAGTGGACCTCCCACATGGTGCGGGTGAAGGACGGCGACCGGGGGCGGGTCTCGCCCATGGTGTTCGATGAGCGGCGCTACCTGCTGCGGCCGTACGACACCGAGGCGCGCGAGATCCTCTTCATGACCAGCCGCCAGACCGAGAAGTCGACGACGCTAGGCAACAAGCTGATCGCGCTCTGCGGGATGAACTGGTACCAGAACGCTCTGTTCGTCACCCCCTCGGCGACGCAGACGAAGGTCTTCAGCTCGGCGCGTATCGACGACATCGTCGAGATCAGCCCGATGGTCAAGGCGCTCACCCACAAGAGCCTGACCTGGAACATCCTGGAGAAGGAGTTCCTCACCCAGTCGAAGATCTACCTGCGGTACGCGTTCCTCAACGCTGATCGTATCCGCGGTATCTCGGTCAGCAGCATCTTCTACGACGAGGTGCAGGACCTCCTGAAGGACGTCATCCCCGTCATCCGTGAGTCCGCGTCGCGCTTCCGCAACGCGCTGCACGTCTACTCGGGTACGCCGAAGACGTTCGACAACTCGATCGAGGGGATCTGGGGAAAGCAGTCGACCATGTCCGAATGGGTAGTTCCGTGCGAGCACCACACCCCCTGCCACTGGATCGTGCTGGGGCCGAAGAACATCGGGAAGAAGGGGCCCATCTGCGAGCGCTGTGGGCACGCGATCAACCCCGAACATCCGCAGGCGCAGTGGGTGGCGATGAACCCCGGCGCGACCGTCGAGGGCTACCGCATCTGCCGTCTGATGGTGCCCTGGTACTTCAAGCCGGACTTCACCGACAAGGACCCGTACAAGGCGTGGAAGTCGATCATCCACACCCTGGAGACCTATCCCACCGCTCAGTTCATGAACGAGGTCATGGCGATCTCGTACGACAGCGGAACGAAGCCGCTGACGCGCGGTGAGGTGGCCCGGGCGTGCGACGAGACCGACACGTACATGATGGACGAGGAGCAGGTCGCAGAGCTGGCGAAGTCGCACCAGCTCTACGGCGGGATCGACTGGGGCACCGGCGAGAACGCCTACACCGTCATGACGGTGGGCGGGTACGTCCGTGGGGACAGCAGCTTCCAGATCCTCTACGCCAAGCGCTTCGACGGCTTGCTCACGGACCCCGAGCCGCAGATGAAGGAGATCATCCGGCTCATCAACCGGTTCCGCCTGAAGTACGTCGGCTGCGACTACGGCATGGGCTTCGTGCAGAACAAGAAGCTCACCAGCATCTTCTCGGCCAAGAAGATCTTCCAGTTCCAGTACGCCGCCCGAGCGCCGAAGAAGATCGTCTACAAGGCAGCCCTGAACCGGTCGCTCGTCTTCCGCACGGCGGTGATGGCGGACATCTTCTCGGCGATCAAGACGATGAAGATCCGGCTGCCGTCGTGGGAGGTCTTCAAGGCCCCCTACGCCGAGGACCTGCTCAGCATCCACGCCGAGTACTCGGACACGCTGCGCATGATCAAGTACGACAAGCCACGCAGCATCCCCGACGACACCTTCCACTCGATCCTCTACACGATGATCGTGAGCTTCTTCGATCACCGACGACCCGACATCATCGCGCCCATCCAGGAGGTCTCGACCGAGGAGGCCGCCGCGCGTGTCCGCGAAGAGGTCGCCATCGAAGAGATCGAGATGCACGTGGCGAACGACTGGTCGCGCAGCGAATGGTAGCAAAGTGAGATTGCCGAGGCCCCGAGCTTTCGCCCGGGGCTCCGGCTTCCTCACTCGCCGCGGTCAGCGGCTGGCGCGCTCGGGCGCGAACGGCCCGACCTCGGCGACGTACATCCCGACGCCCGTGGCCGCGCCGGCCACGACCGTCGCGCCCAGGACGCCGAGCGCGACCGCCTGCCAGGTCTCCAGGCCCTTCTTCGGCGCCTGCACGAGCCCACGCTCGTACGCGGCCTCGATGCCGATGGCCTGGAGCCCGCGCTCCGCGATGCCCTTCACGACCGGACCGGGATCCGCCGTGGTGAGCGCGCTGAGCGCCTGGTCCTTGGTCACCGGCACCTGGACCGGCTCCCAGGGGTTGGCGAGGCCGACCTTCGCCAGCCAGGAGTCGTTCTGCTTCGGCGCCTGGAGCGTCGGGGTCGGCGCGCCCTGGGCGGGCGCCGCGGCGGGCGGCGCGGCGACCGGGGCCCGGAAGCCCTTCGTCACCTGCGCGAGCGCCTCCGCCATCATCTTGCGGTTCTCGGCCACGAGGTTCTCGTGGTTGGCCTTGCCGATCTCCTGGACGCGGCTGATGAGGGCCTGGAACTCGGGGGACATCTGGGTCTGGGTCTCGGTGGTCATCGTGGTCTCTCCTTCGATTCGGTGTTGGTGAGCGTTCTGCTCCTCTACTGCTCATAGCCGATCTTGCGACGTTTTTGACGCTGATCGCCCATGGCAAGCCCAGGAGACACCCGATCAGCGCCTCCTTTTTCGATCGCTTATAGCTGGATTTAGCGGCGTTTTGATCGCCGCCGCCGGACCTGGCGATCGTCCTCGTCGGCCTCTTCCTCGGCCACCTCTACCCGGACCCTCGGGTATTCCGCGTCGATCTTGTCGCGGATGCCCTCGGCCAAGGACCGGTCGGCGATGAGGATGCTGGCGACGGTCTCCAGCTTCTCGGCCTTCTCCAGCCGGTGGCGGTGGCGCTGCTCGGCGCGGTCCTTCGCCTGGCGCTCTTCTCGCTCATCGCGAGACGTTTCGATCCTGTGCTCGACCCATCGGTAGAGCCCGACCGAGGCTCCG